CAAGCCTTGATTGTGTGATAGTTGCTGTAGCTTTCTATTGGGAATGAATCCTGGATCCAACCTGTGGTGTGCTTGAGTGCCTCAATTGTGTTGCCGGGGTGACTCGACTGCACGGCCCGCATAAAGTCATTGGCCAGTACCGCTGACCAAAACGATCCCGGTTCAAATCCATGGACTAGATAGTTGTACAAGGGATCAAAGTACTCGCGAGGCACTGACCAACGAGTAGCACTCAGCATCATGCGATTACGACTGAATTTGGTTAGTGTCACGATTCAACTCCTTTAGTACAAGATATTTTATCCGGGCTGTACATTAGCACAAAGTTGCCAACATTCATGGTGCCTAGCACGGCCAGAAATACTACAAATCCACCAACTACAGCAAACATTGTTTTCATTCTTCAACTCCGAACTTGTGTTTAATCTCTGCTACACAATCTCTGCGAAACGAATCCTCGATCTGATTGCGATAATCATCGTAGCCCGGGCTTAGACCTTCTACAATGTTCACACATTCTCGCACAATCAACTCGGCGAACTTTTCTAGCCCGTTGCCAAAGACAATATTTTTAACTTCATCGCCTGATTTAAAATCTTTTGCCTGTGTAAGATCAGCCTGTAGAGCAAGTTCTTTAATTCGTTCGTTCATAAAAACCACTCCATGTAAATCCAGGCCACAATGCAAGCAACATTAAACCATACAGCAAACAATACCATGTAGAGCATCACCTGAGCCCGCCGTCCTGCTTGTTCAGCCTCGTTCATAGGTGCCAACTTTCATTTGGATCTTTTGGTGAAAATAACAATGCTAGTCCAACTACAGAGACAACAATGCTATACCCTATCAACACTAATTCATTAATTGTCATTCTTCAACTCCTACGTACCGGCTTGCCTCGGCGTGCAAACCTGCGTCACCCCGAGTCATCACAGCCAACAACAATCTCTTTTCTTCCAAGTAGGTCCTAGCGAAAGCAGGGTCATGTTCCATGATGCTTCGGCTGTTGCTGATCAAATCTGCCAACTTGATGGTCTGTGCTTCGGCAGGTGCTTCGGCAGTGTGAGCACGGTCCACGGCCTTACGATAAGCACGGTTGCCATCTTCGGGCCTGGAAACGTCAGTGAGCCAGCCAACCAAGGCAGCGATGTCAGCACCAAAGGCCACGTGCACATCAGTGAAAGTGCAATCAGTGTCTTCCACAACATCGTGCAACCAAGCAGCCGCAACCATGTCGGGTGTAGCACCTGGAACACCAGCCACGATCCGGGCAACTTCGGCAGGGTGGACGATGTAGGGTTCGCCGGTGTACTTACGCTTCTGTCCAACTGCGGCGTGAGCAGCCATGGCATATACTTGTGCCTTACGCACAATATCCATGCCACTTTGATCCATTGTAAAATCTTCCATACTGCTCTCCTTCATTGTCTATGTGTATATTATAGCAGATCGGGAGATTTTGGTCAACCAAAAGATAAGCCCCTTTCGGGGCTTAAAATGTAGTACTCAAGTATTACCAAGTACGCGAATTGCAACTTTTTGATGCCGACTCACTCGCCCAATATACTCATACCGGATCTTGTGCTGTGCAACAAACTCTTGCCATGCTCGGAATTCATCCAACTGCCAGCCTGGGTAGTTCATGTACTCATCAAAAATAATCACTGTGCCGGGCACAATGTTGTTTTTTAAGTTGTCCAAAATTGTAACTGTGCTAGAATACAAATCACAATCCACATGCAACAATTGCACAGGCCTAGATCCTTGTTCTTGCACAAAGCTTGGCAGTGTCTGATCAAACCAACCCACATGCAATTCACAGTTGCCACGAACTCGGGGAAGCTTGCTTCTTGCAAAGAAACCTTTGCGCATCCTTGATGTCCAGTCTTCGGGCAGGCCTTTGAAGCCATCAAATCCATGCACAATTTTGTGCGGCAACCAGTAAGCAAATTGATTCAGTGTGCGCCCAGTGGCCACCCCAAACTCAAGCACCATGCCACGTAGGCCAAGATGGTTGGCTAACTGTGTTTTGCACACCCACTCATGCAAATCATAGTCAGTATCAAAGTTAGGAACTGCCCGCATGTGCTCTAGCACATAACGAGCAGATTCTTCGCTGGCTAATCGAACTGCGGTAAACTCAGTGTCGATGACATCAGTATACAGTCCAAGTAGTTGTTTTTGTACAGTGGTGGGCTGTGGGTAGCGCCACCACTCTTCAATTCTATCCAATAGTCTATGTAAGTTCATCTAGCAAGTATAACAGATCACTTGAAGAAAATCAACACCATAAGACTACTTTGAACAATAAATCCAAAAGCAATGGTCACAATGTTTAGGAAGTTGCGCTGTACCACTGCTTGAGCAAACATAGCAGTAAGTCCTGACCAGACCAACAATACCATGTCCACACTGGGCATTTTGTCGCTGAGACCAGTCAGCACTGCAATCAGAGTCGGCAAGGTTGCCGAGTGCAATAAAATCACTGCCAACCAACTCAACGTTGCCGCTGAAATGGGTGCAATATAAGATTGCAGTGTTGTTACAGTTTGTTCAATGTCAAAGTTTTTCATTTAGATCTCACTTGTAAAAAATGTGTCGGCCAATTTTGGCCACTTGCTTCTTGTTCCATTGCGGGTTAACATAGTCAGCATGATAGTATAGTGCGTCTTTGAGTTCAGGAATTCTAAACCCATCAAACATCACCATCTTTGCGGCTTCTTCACTTTCAAGCCAGAGCTTTTTGTGAATAGGCCGTGTCTTGAAATTCTGCTCACAGTACCAAGAGAATTGACACAGTACTCGTTCGTACACCACATTCTTCTGGTGCACAACTTGGCATGGATCATTGGGAAATTTTCCACTCTCCACGCGATTCATAACCACCTGTGCCACTGCTAGTTTGCCCTCTGCAGGCTCACTAGCGGCTTCCCAGTAGATGTTTTGAGTCATGCATTGTAGACGGCGTTCTTTGTCCTTGACAGCCGCTTTGAACTCACTAATAGTGGTTACTGTGCTAGCATCAAAGTCTGCCAGGCGGGTTAGTTTGTTTTGAGTTACTGCATTAATCAGTGCTATGCCAAAAGTGGCAACTATTAAAAACACCACGGTGTGTAGTGATAATTTAATATATTTTTCCATTAGTTTCTCCTTTGGGTTAATGCAACAGTTCTGCCTAACTACAGCAGGTCTATCACACCAAGGACTTCAAATATACAAAAGCCCCTGTGTTGTTTACGCCTACTTTTTCAAGAGCGTAAGTTTATGTATGCCATCTAGCTATTGTAACAAACTTGACTTTATTTGTCAAGTGATCTAGATAAATTAGCACCACTTCAAGCAAAAAGCGGCACAGTCTCGATCCGAATCAAAGTAAAAAGCATACTTCCCTGGACGAGTGTCAGTGCTGACATCAATCAGAGACCATCGCCAATCAGACTGACATTCAGTTTTGCACCACTCAATTATGGGGTCAAGTCCCCCGTGCGGTTTAACAATCTCTCTAGCATATTCAAAACTTTCTCTGTTACGAGTATGCAGATGGGGCATTGTGCCAATCATCTTGGTTGGTCTCCTTGTCGTTTGGATGTGATCAAATCATCTGTGCAACCATTACACCTAGGTAGATTACAAATTGCCTGCTCTTCTAATTCAAACCCAGTTAATGCATGCCCAAGATGTTGATTTTTGCATTCACCTCCATACACATTCAATTCTTTGTCAATGAACAATCGAGTGGATCCAGTTTCGCACAACCAACCTTGCCAATGGTCTTGATTGTTGTTGTGCAACCAATTGGAATAGATCAAGAACTCTTGCCCGTCGTCAGTTGTGACTCGACAGTTGTAGTTGGAGTGATTAGTTAAATTCAAAATCTTGCCTGCCCTTTCTCACATAAAAATCTCTTGTGCCCAGCTTGTAGTTGATTCTGTTTGTGCTGTGACTGATCTTGTGTTGAGTAAAAAATTCCTCGTACAACTTGATGCGATCCTGATTCCAGTACTCGTCCATGATGTTGACATGAAAACTCTTGCGTGGTCGAACCATTAGGCGATTGACTGCTAGTACTTTTTTAAAAAATTCAGTTTCATTCATGTACTCTGAATGTGTGCTGAAGCTTATGGCTTCTACCTGAGCTGCAAGTTTTCGATAATAGTTCAAACTAGCACTGCCATTTGTGGTCAGTATGATCATGGCAATTTCGGGAAATTCTCGGCGCAACCACTGTATCAAGGGCAAGAAGTTTTTGTTGGCAGTTACCTCGCCACCAGTAAAACTTATTTTATAAGGCAGTTGTTTGTGCTTTGTTTTTTCATATATATTGGTCCATACTTTTTGCATGGTCGCAAGATCATGGGGTTTACTAGTGGTATCATGTAAATCAGCTGGACAATACATGCATTCATAGTTGCATCTTGAACCCAGCATCCATCCCAAAGAAAAGTGTTTTGGCTCAGGGTCAACTCTAATTATTTTGTGCATGTTATAGTTTATCACCGAACAACATAGTGCTTTAAAATATATTGTTTGCAATTGTCCGGTCGATCGTCAAACCATAGTATGTTGTCAAACACACAAAATGTATTGCAAAAATCACGCCCGTATCTTGTGCCACGCAGAGTGGCAAATATCTGTTGATGATGCCAAGTATCAAACTGCTGACTGCTAATCTTGGATGTGGGCTTGTCTGATTCCAACGGACGTTGTATCAATTGATCTATTATGAATTGTGATGGCACCGGCATCAATCCCACAGCGCCTGATAGTACTTGCCAAACAAGCGGAATCCGTTTTGAATACGAGTCTCTACCACTCGCATGCCGTCGTAATCGCACTTGTAGGTGTTTTTTGGACCATCCTTCATTTGGTAGTACTTGTGGTCGCCCTTGGGTACTTCGTTGCCGTGCACATCCACAGGTACCCAAATCATGTCAATGTCACCTTCACGGAAAGCATCTTCCCAGGAATCATCAACTTTGCACTCGAACGCAAAGATCATTTCCGACATGACCCAGTCCCAACGCTTGAAGTGGTTGGCATCAGTATCCCACTCGTTTTCTTTGGCAGGTGCCTCTGTACTGCGCAGGCCAAGACCTTCAGGCACATCTTCGTCATCTACCAAGGGGCTACCGTGCTTTTTTTCTTTCAGTTGTTTCAGCATGGGCAGGATAATGGGACTCAGGGTATGATCCATGCTCCAGGTATCCCAGTAGTCAATTTTCACATAGTCGATCTTTGGATGCACCCGATCCAGCACCCACTGGATACCCCGGCTGATGGGCTCAAGTCGGTCACTCCACTTTTCCACCCATTCAGGATGCTCAACATATTTCTTTTCATCATCAAAGCCGCGAAAGCTCTTGTCACGACTGCACTTGCTCCAGTCGGTCCAGAAGAACATGTAGTCCAACATGGTGTAGGGGCTGATCCAGTGATAGCGAGGTTTACCAATGTAGATTTTCATATTAATTCCTTGACTGATTAAACAATTTATCTCTTACTTGGGCAAGTATTGATCGTGTGCTACCCATTTATTTTTGACCAGGAAGCCCCACTCGCGTTTTTTTGCGCCTGGCATAAAAAGTGTCCAACATTCCACAGCAGGATCTAATTCAATGCGATGATAGCTAGTGGCACTGCTAATGCGAAAATGACCCGGCTTGCGCCAGTGTGCAATCTCTCCAAATTTCTCCCCTTTGTCATTGAACTGCGGAATCCATTCCCAGTAGCCGCCTTTCAAAATAAGTGTAGCATAAGGCCAGGGATGATCATGCACGTCATCGGGATCACTCTTTAAAAACTTGTGAACAAAAATGTTGAACGGGAACCAGGCACGCTCTTTAAGAAACACATAGTAGCGTTCCAGATAAGGATCCTGTCCCTGGCGATCTAGAATGACTCGTTGTCGTCCTAGTTTTTTCATGATCTTTTTAAACATGTATTTATTATACGACAAATCTATTTATTGGACAATGAAAAAGGTCACCTGGTGACCTTTTTACCATATGCTCTAGTGAGCTATGCAGTTGATATTAAACCAGGCCAAGTGCCATGGCTTTGTAGCCTGCGGCCACAATCTTGCGACTTGGCTTGCCCATAACATACTCTGTCACAGTCACGCCATTGCCGGCCTTGCGGGTGTTTGCATACACTGCAAAACCGTGCTGGCGGATGCGACTGGCTTCTGCTGCCAAGTTGCCAACGCTAAAACGCTTCTTGGCTTCAGCTGGGGTCAATGCTTCGCCGTTTTTGAGTGCGGTAAAAACTTTGTATGTTTTGGTTTCTGTGTTAATCAATTTCATCTCTGTTTCCTTTAAGTTAATTCGATGTGTTACTGACATCGTGCTACTAGTATATGATATTGCTGTGGTAAAAACAAGCTGTTTGGCAACATATTCTAGATTACTCTGCCCAGACCCAACCAAATAAGCTGATCAAGTTCCGCTTGGTAGTCTCGACCAAGCCTACGTTTTTCGTAGATGGTTTGTAAAATTTCTTTACCATCGCCAAACTCACCGGTGCCGGCACCACGATTTTCCAATTCCTCAATTAGGTCATCGGTATCGAAGTCTGACAAGTCAACGTCAACTTCAACTTCGGTATAAATGGTCTTGTACATTATTTGTATTCCTGTGTGATAGATTCAGTGTGCTTGCAGTTTCCCCTAAACTTGAAACCACTGCAAGTACATGTCATGCCGTTTTCTGTCTTTTCCACTGTGTATTTGTTACCTTTACTGCCCGTCACAGTCCATTGTGGGTTAACCGGTGCATCCCGATCCTCAAAATTCCACCGATTTGGCACTTCCAAAAACTTGCGTCCACGTGTGTCAATCCGTATGGGTTTTTTAAATTTAAACACAATGTCGGTGCCGTGCTTGACATAGGCAAACATCTTGCTTTTGCTGTTGTCCAAAAAGTACACATGATTGTGTGTGGGAGTGTCCCACACTGTGGTTTCTTGAAATGCTTTCATTTGGAAATAAACAATCCTATAATATACAATCCCAACAACACGCCATTGACCACTATAAGATTTCGTTCACCAATACGTATTGACCATACCAAGTACAATGCGGCACCTAGATTCAAAAAATAAATGTTCATTGGATCAATGCGAAAACTAGTCAACAAAGCACCTATGCATACTGCAACACAACCTAGCCATTTTAAAATATCATCAATTTGACTTCGAGTCATGTCATAGCCTTTCAACAGTTAGTGCATACATTATAGCAAACAAGTCTTTACTAGCCAACCACTTATTTCTGCGACTTTTTTAAGCAGAAAAACGTGGCATCTGAATTGTTACGAAAATACAATACCAGTTTTAATTTTGCATTTCGTCCTTTTCTGCGCCACTCTGCGGCAGGAATTATCATACGATAAAACCAACGTCGGCCTGTCTGTGTGCCCGGAGCACCAAATAATTGATTGGTTAGGTAAGTGAGATCGCCATTATAATAATAGCCGCAGTCAACTCGTGTGGATTTCATTGTTGGATATCAACTTCCTGTGGACAACACCAAAACAGTGGCATCGTCTTTGCTGGGCTTAAAATCTTCGATATACGTGTGATGGGTGTCACCGCTGTCACGGATGGCAGCATTAGCGGCCACGTACAATGCGGCCCAGGTCAAGCCATTGATTGGCACTTGCACTTTACTTGTGTGCCCCCAGTGATCCGTGTACAGCACCGTGGTAGCACCTGTGTAGGAATGACGCTCACCAAGATCATCAACTTGGTATATGCTCCACACCGCAGAAAGTCCTAGTTCTTCCCGAATGCGTTCATAGTGAGCTGACTTGGACTCAAATGCACTATCATCTTGCTCGTATGCATTGTCAAGACCTCGACGAATCTCACTGACTCCATGAAGCAGTCGCTTTAGAAGTTCTGGATCAAGCACACCTTCGAGGTGTTGAATCGCACCATTGAGTTCGCAGATGCCGTTGTGAATAGTTTTGAATTCGTCGGCTGTTAGAGTAGGATTGCAGTTCATTATAAACCTATTTCTTTCCACATGTTTTCACGGCGCTCAAGTTCTTGAACATAAAATTCTTGCATGGCTTCGTCCTGCGGGCTTTTTGACAGTGAGTCTCTCAGCACCAGCCAGGCCTGCTCAAGCTCTGAATATGTCATTGCTTTTAGTTCAACATCCAAGTCACTCATTCGACTCATGCTGCCTCCAGCATGTTGGCGGGAACCTTGAACAGAAGTTGACCAGTATCAACTGTCACAAACTTGATGGCAATTTTACGAACGGTGCCACGATAAGTCACACCGTTTCGGTTACTGGTAAACTTCACAGTGTCGCCCAACATGAGACTGCGTTTGGTCTTCTGTGTGAGCTGAGCTCGGGCAAAGCGAATTGCATCACCAATGCTGGTGAGTTGATCATTTGTAAACGATCCAGAAAGAATTGCACGATTGATGTCTTGAATAGTGGTCATTGTTGTCTCCAATTAGTCTGCACGAGAATTCATGTAAGCGTCAATGCCATGTTCACGCAGAACTTTGGCATAGGCTTCAGCACCAGCTTCTTTGATGTCCATGCTTTGTGTAAAACTACCACCAGGATTCCAAAAGCTTAGACCGCCGCCGTATTCTTTGCGGAACCCCACGGTCTTGAGTGCACGGCCCAGTTTGGTTGATGCTTTTTCACGCACTACAACCCAGGCAAATCCACAGTAGCCAGGCTCGCCGTGACGGGCACGGAACTCGTTCTCGGCTTGGATAGCGGCCTCTCGGGCAGTGTTATGAATAGATTCCAAGTTATCTAAAGCAATCATCTCTCGCTCCTTTTTGTTTACAATACAAGTATTATAGCAAATGATCAGATTCTGGTCAACCAAATTCGTACATGAATTTGGACATATTTGGATCCAATTTGACTAGATCCTTAGCGGCCGCTGTCAGGGCACGATAGCGAGCTTGAACTTGGCTACGGGGCAACTCACCATCGCAAGAAAGATTTTCTGGGCTCAAGGCACAATCAATAGCCTCAGCCACTCGTTTCCGTCCTGCGGCAGTTTGAATTTCGTACAAGGGTTCGGTACGCTGACCTTTGAACAAACTAGCCCAGCGATTTTGTTGATCAACCCAGGTGTTAAGTGCTTGCATTTCTGACTCCTTTTTGTTTACAATACAAGTATTATAGCAAATGATCAGATTCTGGTCAACCAGAATCTGTGTTGTATTTTTACAACAATTATCTAGGCTCGTACTAGGTCAAAAATTGAATTCTGCAGGCGGGCCACATCTTCGTTGTCAACATAGAAGTCGGTACGTGGATCCCAGTACTCGCCTGCCTTTGGATCATAATACAACACCTGACCGTTGGGATAGTGAAAAGGTCCTTCAAGTCCTGCACGTGGACCGTATTCATTGCCGTGTTTGAAAACTCGATATCCCATGTTATTCACTCCTTGACAAATTTCACGCCAGATGCCATGACCATCAACCCAAACGATGATATCAATGCTGAATAAAACAAATCAAGGTCAGACAGACTTTTTTCAATTCCGCCCACGCCCGACATCACTATAATCAATCCAAGAATAATTCGAATCATGATGCCTCCGCTACTTTGATTGACTCCAGTGCTTGGCTCAACAACACCAAGCGACCTTTGAACTCGCCGTACATGCTACCACAGTACCATTCACCATTTTCCATGATGTAGTAATACTCTCCGCCACAATTGTCTACCTGTTCCAGAAATTCAGCAAAAGTGTGTGCCACTTTAAAGTCGGTACCAGTCTCACCGCGGTCACGACCGTAAAACACTGTGGTGCCAGGCAAGGGCTTTTCAAAACTGTGATCAACGCCATCGGGAACCAGGATGTTTTCGCGCAGAGTAGACAAATCACCCAGTGCCACCAGGTGATTGGCTTTGGCGCTGTTATAGTGCTCTTGCAGGATTGTCCCATTGTGCTCCAAGTAGCCGTCCCAGTGACAGTAGACTGACTTGCAAACTGTACCATGCATGACACCAATTCTTGAACGTGTACCCATCTTGAGCTCCTGTTTTGTTACTGTATGTTTCTATTATAGCAAATGGAGCATTTCTGGTCAACCAAAATTTGTGTTGTATTTTTACAACATTTAGAAAATCAAGGGTAAATTTCTGCGAGAATTGAGATTTTTAGTGGGTGCAACCAGTGCAAGATATTCAGGATTAATTCGTCCAATAATCTGTTTGCATATACTAGCATCAATAATGTGTTTGATTAACTCATCAATGGGTAACTGAAGCATTATCTTGGTTAATTCTATATCCTTAAATGGAGTGTGAGTTAATGTATTACCCAAGTGCCAGTATTGATAATCGTTGATATTGGCATCTAGTATTTGTCGAACCAGGTGCATGTATGTGGGATATCTATCACGAATTTCATGCCTGTTTGAATATGCGTCTTGGAATATTTTTAAATTTTTAGGCTTGTTAAAATACCCCACATGGTATCCGGTTGACTTTGCTAGTATGTCAACAATGTCAATATCCTGCCAAGCACACCAGGTGGCTAGGGTATTTGGTCCACGGAGCAGAAACTCGTCTCCACATGCTCCAGTCAATAACATTGTGGGACTACGCCAATGATGTATCTGTCCGTAACCCCAGTGCCGGGCTCGAATGTCTTCCCAATTAGCATTGGTAAAGGCGTCATACTCAAAGTGTTCATAGTCAACCACATCATGAACAACCCTGTGTTGTCGTGACAGAGCCAGTATTAATGCAGTATCAATCCCGCCAGACACAAATAATTTTTTTGGCAGATTGGCATAATCTTGTGCAAGGGCCACAAACTTTGTGCGCAGGTTTTGTTCAATTGCATCCAGACCCTGTTCAAGAGTCAACGATCCAGATCGTAGTTGACCCAGGGCTGGGTGCTTTTTAAATTGTATTCCAGTTGGTTCAAGAGTAATTTGAGTAGCAGTCCATACCGGTTGCCCAGATCCCAAAAGGTTGGTCAATGTTTCTGTAACGTCATTGTACCACAACGGAAATGAACGTTCAGCTTCGTGCACAAGCTGTATAGTTTCACCACTGACTGCTAGTTCTAGAAAATTGCCGCCAGGCAAAGTGTTGTGTCTATAGCCCTTGAACCAACCGCTGGCAGTGAGAGACCACCCATTATCATGACTGAACCACCAAGAGGCCAGGCGGTCATGATTGGGCAATCTCTGATCCGGTTGTCGGCTCAGGGTAAAAAACATTAGCGTTTGGCCAAAATCTTGTCAGCAAGCCCGTATGCCACAGCTTCTTCTGCACTCAAGAACGTGTCAAACTTCATGGTGTTAAATAACTCGTCGTATGTTTTGCCTGCTGTGTTGTGACGCACATACAATTCTGTCAGACGCTTGTTAATACGAACGCTTTCTTCAAAGATACGTTTGGAATCTTCAAACTGCAAATCTTGTACATGCACTGATCCACGGGTGCCGGGCGTACCTGAACTAACACGGTGAATCATTGTGCGAGATTCAGGCAGCACAATACGTTTGCCGGGGGCGCCGGCTTGTGCTAGAAAACTGCCCATGCTGGCAGCTTGGCCCATTACAATGGTTTGCACGTCGGGTTTGATAAACTGCATGGTGTCGTAAATGGCCAGACCCGCTGTGACATTTCCGCCAGGGCTATTGATGTAAAAACTAATGTCTTTTTCTGGATCTTCGCTTTCCAAAAACAACAACTGCGCCACCAGTAGGCTGGCAGTGTGCTCGTTCACATCGGTATCTAGCATGATGATTCGATCTTTGAGCAAGCGACTGTAAATATCGTAACTGCGTTCACCTTTTGCAGTTTGTTCAACAACCATGGGGATTAAACTTGGCATTGTGTTCCTTGTAAATAATGCGGTCTCTAGTAGACTGTGAAGTAATTATACATGATTTTTGCAGTCAGCGCAATAGTTTCACTGCTCATATAGCTCAAAACAATAAATACTCTACTATGCAAATAACAGATCTAACCGAAGCATCACTTGCTGCCTCCGAAATCCCCCCAAACAAGGCCAGTGCAGTTGCCAACCCAAAAACTGGCAAACCATTCACTCGCACAGAATTGTTTCTATACAAAGTAATGAGTGGATCACCATTTACCAAGGTAAGCGGCGGTGAAGTAACCATTGATCCCAAAGAAGCAAAGAATGTCAAGACTTGGCTGCAAACCGGGCCTAGGGGCGTGATAAAACTCAACACTATTGATCCAGCAACCAAGCAGGTGAATGGTCAGATTAAAAATAACGAATTACAAAAAACTGTGGAGTTTGGCAGCAAAGAGAGCGAAGGCATCCCTGTTAAACCTGCAGATGTATTTCCCAGTCAGGACGTGGATCCAGAAAAATTAGAAACTGGTGTTGCTAGCATACTAGATTACGGTGGCTTTCCTGCCAGCGAGTTGTACAATAAAATTGTCAATTCTCACTTGAAAGATCTAGGACAAGTTGGCGATGCTGTGATTGCCATGGCCAAGCAAATTTCTCAAAAGCAGGTACCAACAGTGCCACAAAATCTCAGTGCACAAGAACAAAAGGCCATTGAGCTCTATGCCAGCGAATTTCTTGGTGTGATGAGTGTGTTAAATGGCGTGGCAGATTTTCCCAAGCGTGATGCATTCTTGGACTGGGTGGGTCAAGACCTGGGCAGTTTACTATTGTATTTTCCCAAGAACACCAGTAACCCCATTGCGGATAGTTATGGCTTGTTGAATAGACAAACCGGTAATGCTCTTGCCATGAGCAGCAAGGCTGCCGGCAAAGGAGCGCCGCCTGCACTGACTTCCTTAAAGGTGCCACCATTCTTGGCAAAGAAATATCCTGAAGCCTACAGTTTCATCAAAGAAGCACAAGACCCATCACTTAGTGGTGTGTCACAACCGTTTGCATTGATGAACTGGTTGTATCAATACAGCCCCGAATTGGTACCTGAAGTATGGCGTCCATATTTGCCTTGGCAACCCGACGAAGTGCAAGACATTGTGACCAGTTTTAAAAAACAGGGAGGAAGTTTACCTCCAAAATTGATGAAGGCAGCCAGTGCTAGATTGAGTCCGCAAGTGGCAAATGGCAATGCCACAGATGGTGGCAAAGTATACTATGCAGTGATTAATGATGTTATGAAATTGGTCAATGCTGGGGCAGTGCCCAATTTCCGCGAAGCTGTCTTGACCAGCTTGGGATTCAACTTTGTTCAAATTTACAGCAATATCAAGAATGGTAAATTGATCACAAAGGCCTTCTGGCCAGCCAAGGTTGATGGAAAGGTTTCACTCAAGACCAAGAGTTCGGCCCAGGAAGACAAGGGCAAAATTAGTTATCAGGTCAGCGACTGACCGGGCGGCTCACACTTGCCACTAGATCGCAGATGCCATGAGTCAGTGCTTCTTGTGCCGACAAATACACATCTTGCGGTGGCAGTAACACTCGTTGAATTTCTTCAAGAGATAGGCCTGTGCAAGTCTTGTACAGTTCTATCATTCTCTGTTGTGTAAGTTCAAATTCTTTCACTGTGGCAAACAACTCATGTACCTTGCCCGAACTTCCCCAGCTGAACTGATGACTCAGGATACTGGTATTGGGTGTTAGAATTCTGCGTCCGGGAGTGCCGGCAATAAAAATACAAAGTCCAGCACTGGCAATCTGTCCCAGGCCCACTGTCTTGATGGGAATCGATGATGAATTCATCACGTCAATCAATGCAAATGCAGATGACAAATCCCCACCCTCACTACAGATCATCAACAATAATTCCTTGTGTTTCTTCTTGCGAACAAGGGTTTCATGTAATATCCACTCTATCACTGGACGAACACTGTCATCTTCAATTTGATCCATAAGGACCATGATTCCCGAATCATTCAAGGATTGAGTGTGTGTTTCAAATGCTGGAAGTTCTTTTTCTTGAGTCATGGTCTATATAATCTACGTGTGGTTGGGCTAAATCAATATTTTACAGCATGTCCAATATTTCTTCTAGTACTTATGTGGTCAATAAGTGTAGCTCTGACTAACAACGCCCATTTCGAATAACCTGTATTTCAATCCGGTCCAGGTCCTGGGCTGGATTTTTGCCCAAATCCACCGACACAATGAATCTTTTGCTACGCACTGAATCAATATGCACTTCTTGCCCACCAATTTCTGCATAATACCAAGGTGCATACTGGGCATGAGATAATTCAGCCACAGCAAAGCAGTGCTGATATTGCACTGTGTTTTGTGTGTCCTTGATGGAGACCTGCACTCGCGGCCCCGACAATATCATTTCTCGTTGAATCAAATCGTACACCGCAGTATCATCATAAAAACTGGTGGCACGGCCCAGGACAGATACTACACTGGTGGTTTGACATTGGATAAACCACTTGCCGCAATCACTTCTTTGATTGGTGGCTTTCACAGCCTCGGCCAGACTGTTGATGTATTTTGAATTCCACGATATTGTGAATGGTATTTGTAAATGTCCTTGGTGACCAGGAACAACCAGCACTTGTGTTTTTCCAATAACAATATCAAATGCACGAGCAGGATAGTCAGCCAGCACAGATCCCAATAGGGTCATTGCAGTTGTTCTCTCTTGCTGGATAGTGTGTAATTGTACACTGACCCGATTTCCGTCAACGGTTCCTGCATCACGACTGACATTTAGCAACCGTTTGCTCAGTGCACTGTGACTGACCCAGACACGCATTGACATGCGCACCTGATTGCCCACCTGTTGCTGGTTTAATATTTCATAGTCACTCACATAGCCAGCGGCGTATGTAATAATTTCATTGCGTCGAATACGAGACTGTTCAACTTCAGTTTCACTTGTGACAATGGTTCCAACTGCACGTTCCACTGCCATTTGGAATCCAGTTTTACGTGCTTGATCAACTGTGACACCGGTGGACGTTACGTCAACTTGAAACACCCTCTGGCGATCCTTGAGAACCCATTGCGCCAAAGTGATGCCAACTCCCAATGGGGTTGGTTGGTAAGATATACCGGCATCTGCATAGATGCTGACTGCGCACAGCAGACCAGCAATTGTGCGCTTCATGTCATTGACTCATCAATGTTCGTAAATTTTGACGGATAGGAGTGTGTTTCTCATCCCACCGATACACAACTCGCACAGTTTTGCCGTTGTTGATTATATCGCTTTCGACCAGGTACAGGCCGCCAAGAATACCTTGATTGCGTACTGAAATGTTTGTTCGCACACGACTGGCAATACTCAGGGCATCGTTGCGGATGGCCACATTTTGTTCTGAATTAAGTTCACCTTTGTTGTCCGAATCATCATCACTGGCAATACTTGCAACTTCATCACGACTCTTGTTTGTTGCAAATTTGTTTGTTTTGTTGTCGCGAGCCTTTTCCAAGTTGCGGCTGATCATCAACACTGAAGTAGAACTGGTGATAGTTTCCTTGTTGATAAAATCATTCAGTGCTTTCTTGGCTTCAAGTTCGGCAACTCTAAATGCCTCACGCGATGCATTCTGACTTCCGCCCCAGACTGGTGCATATCCTGTGGTTTCAATTGCTTCCAATTTGCCCGACCAAGAATACACAATTTTGACCCCTTGACGCTTGAAGTTATTTGTGAGTTTCTGTTCACTGATGGCCTGCTGTGGACCAGCCGGGATAGCATCCTTTGATGATACGTCAGCTAACCTGGTTGATCCACAAGCGGTCAACATAGCAACAACAGGTATTAGCAATAGAGTTTTTTTCATTTTATTTTCCCGACATTTTGTCTTTAGTATAATCAGCAACTGATGAAATATCTTTGCCAAGCCCCGACACAGTTGAGCATGCGGCTAGTGTACTCGACAACACAAGTGCTATAAAGATTTTCATTTTGCTAGATCCTGACTATGTGTTTTAACTGTGTCAACACCCTTGTCCAGCATCCGAGCAATACCAGAAAACCCCACTGTGGCCAAAATTAGCCCAAAAACTGTGCCAACAATAAAATTACGCATGATGCATCTCCTTGGTTACTAAAGAAAAAATCCTGTTATGCGTATAATAGCACAACAGGATTTATTTGTCAAGTGCTCTTAAAGAGCACTGGGTTATTACTTTTTGGTTGTAGTAGCTGTGTAAGCTTTCATGATACCTTCACCAAATTTGGTGTAGTCGAACTTCATGGCATTCTGGCTTGCTTTGACCATTTCAGAACTGATTGTGGTAAATGTATCAATACCAACTTTTGCAGCCTTTTTGGTGTAGTCTGCTTGGGCGTCAATGAACTCATTCATGGCCTTGGCTGCTGTTTCGTTTTGTACAAAAGTCTTGACAAAAGTCTTTTTACCGGTTTGAACGGTGTCGATGATTGCGTCTGCTGTAAACATATAATTCTCCTATTAAGCGAGTTTACTACAGGACCCGGCCTATCCAGCGTCCTATGTACTATTATATATGATATCTATGTTGCATTGCAACATAAATTTCTAGTGTTTGATCACTAATTTTTGGTATAAACCTTGTGAACAATAAATAAAAACATAGGAGAACACTATGTTTAACAAAATTAAAGAATTATTGTTTGGTAAACCAGCTCAGACTGTTGCTGAAGTACCTTACAAGGTTGAAACACCTGTGGTGGACACTGCTGATATTGCTCTGGCACAACTGCCTGCCGGCGGCGCAGAAATTGCAGACCGAACTACTCAAGCAGTGGTTGAAGGATCTACAAACAGGGTAGAAAAACCTGCGGCCAAGGCAGCATCACCTGCGGCCAAGGCACCTGTCAAGAAGCAACAGTTTGAAAAGAAAGCAGCGCCACCAAAACCTCGAGTACCCCGAAAACCTGTTGCAAAATAAAAAGCCCCGAAAGGGGCTTTTTTATAAGTGCTGGTTACGCAAATCCAGCGACACGCTATTTTGTGTCCGATTTCTAAGTATTAATCAATTGCTTGGCTGACTAGATGCGCCCAGGCTCGATTGGTTTCAATGCCCGGATGGAATTTATCACCGTTGTAGTCGTTGGCTGCATAAGCCATTTCATAGATACCGTTGCGTTGCGAATCAGAGAAAATCCATCTTGCCCAGTCTATGTCATGAATCAAGGGCTGTAGTTCTGGATATTTCAGCACACCAAAATCTCCATTGGGACTACAATGATCTTGATGGTGCCAGTAGTTCACATAGCTCATGAAATGGTAGGGTATGCCCCGAGCTTTGAGAAAATTCTGAGTTTTAACAATCTCCAGGAGATTGGTATGAGCCAGACTGAGATTTGAGCTAACACGATACATAGGCTTGAACAAGTCTGTAGCATCTGAATTCAATGTCCAGGGACCAAGAAACCCACCACTAAAAATATAGCCTAGGGTATTAGGGCCTGACTCCATCCGTCGATAAAACTTGTATCTATCAAACAGTGCATGCAAGCTGGGTGTGCTGATGTCAGTTAAAAAATCTAACCTGCTAACGCCCGACCACATGATCAGCACATGATCTGTTGTGCCAGGATTTTGTAACACGTGCCTAACTACACTGTTGGCTATGTACAGGTTGCCTGCGCCAGGCTCAGCTAGATTAGTAATCTCAAAATCTGGGCGCAGTTGTTGTAATGGAGTGGGCCAACATACATTTTTCGGACTGCCTGGATGTTCGGGCCAGTGTGTAAAACTGCAACCAGATATGAGTATTTGCATTTTTGTGTTTGATTTACTTGATCTGTGTCCAAACACGCTCACGGATCTGTTTTGTCAAACTGTCCGGCAATGCTACATAGTCTAAGTCTGCGGCATCTTTCTTGCCGTTCTTAAATGCCCAATCAAAGAACTTTAGTACTTCATCACTGTTAGCTTTGTTGGCAGGAGTCTTATACATGATAATGAAACTTGCTGAACTCACAGGCCAAGCATTAGGATTCTTTTGATCCACAATACTCAGGCCCATACCAGGCACGCTAAACCAATCAGCACCATCTGCGGCTGCGGCAAATGTTAAGTCATCTGGACTAACATACTTGCCACTCTTGTTCTGTAGTTGTAGGAATGTCATATTGTTTTTCTTAACATACGCATATTCTACATAACCTATTGAACCTTTGATGCGGTTCACGTTGGCAGCAACACCTTCATTGCCCTTGCCACCCACTGAACTAGCAGCAGGCCATTTAACAGCAGCGCCACGACCTACACGTTGTAGCCACTCAGGACTTACTGTGGCCAAATAGTCTGTCCAATTGAATGTTGTTCCACTACCGTCTGCACGATGTACAATGGTGATGTTTTCGTTAGGCAGGTTCTTACCTGGATTCAATGCTGCTAATTTAGGATCATTCCACTTGGTGATGTTGCCCATAAACACTTCGGCCATGACTGGTCCAGTGATGCGTAGTTCGCCTGGCTTGAAACCGTCTAAGTTGACAACAGGAACTGTTCCGCCAATGATGGCAGGAAACTGTACTTGTCCCATCTTGTCTAAGTTCTCACCACTGACAGGTGCGTCTGTAGCACCAAAGTCTACGGTCTTTGCGTTGATTTGTCTAATACCACCTGAACTACCGATGCTTTGATAGTTCATACCAGTACCTGTGGCTTTTTTGTAGCCTTCAGCCCACTTGGCATAGATCGGAAATGGGAAGGTAGCGCCTGCTCCAGTAATGTCTGCGGCTTGTGCTGACATTGTTAATGCGGCTAATAAAATTGCTAGTAATTTGTTCACGGTGAATCTCCTTGTTGTGACAAACTTATTTAGGCTAAATCATGTTACAATTTTGTTACAAAACTATGACCAGTATTTAGATGAATCTAACCGGTCCCAATATGCTTTATTGTTACGGTTGACAAAATTTTTGATTAGGTATTTGCCCATGCCAAGATATCCCATCTTTTTGAATCTACGACTATCCTGCCCAAAGTGATGACGAACAATTCTAAACTTTTTAGGACTGTATTTGCGACTTAAGAAGAAATCTTCGCTGGTGGAAAACTGTTCAGGGAAGCCGCCAAACTCTTCAAAACGATCTCTGCGTGTTAGCATAAATGCTCCAACGGCAAAAGGGGAGAAGAATTTTAGTGTGTGATTGATTACGTTAAATGCTGTAAATCCAATCATGGCTCTTGGGTCTCGATCATAACATTTGATGTTTAATCCAATGAGGTCTAGATTCCTAGACTCTATCATATTAACAGCATCGTGGATAACAGTATCCTTGAAGAAGCGAACATCAGCATCAATGAACAAGATGTAAGGAGTAGTGACTAGCTTGGCTCCGCGGTTCTTTGCAACAGATACAGGACCACCGTCGATAACTTCAACATTCAGTTCACCTTTCATTATTTGAATAACTTCGCGTGTGTTGTCGGTTGAGCAGTCAGCAATGATAATTCTGGTGTTGCCTATGGATTGCTGACGCAAGTGCATTAGCAAATGTGCAATGTAGTTTTCCTCATTCTTGCAAGGAACTACAATGGTAATTTTATCGCTTATTGTCGTTTGCATTGTCCTTCTACCTTAAAATTATTAAACTTTAGCTGCCATTTCATTGACGCCAAGGTCATCTCGCAACTTAGTTGATCTTTGAATGTTAGTTCTATTCTTCCGGGAATGTCCTGAGGGTTGTTCACGTGAACTGCTATCAGTATCAGTAGCCACATTGTCTTTCTCCTTGGTCCAAGTTATAATTTCCCAACGACCGTCCCAGTGTTCCACCAGTGCTGTACAGGATTCAACCCAATCACCGTCATTCATATATGCTACGCCGTTGATCTCTTTGATCTCTGCATGATGTATGTGTCCACAGATGACACCATCAAATCCACGTTTCTTGCAGTAGTTGGCCAAGTTTTCTTCAAACTTGAACACAAAGTCTACTGCTTTTTTAACCTTGTACTTAAGATAACGGCTAAGGCTCCAGTAGCCAAACCCCAAGCGACGACGTACCCAATTAAACTTATTGTTGAGTTCAAGAACAAAGTCATACGCTTTATCTCCCAGAAATGCTATCCATGGTGCCAGACGGGTAATGCCATCAAACAAGTCTCCGTGTACCACAAGATAGTGCTTACCGTCTGCACCTATGTGCTCTGTCTGATTGTGTATTTCTATTAGGCCAAATGAGAAACCATACGGTATCATGGGTCTTAAGAACTCATCGTGATTACCAGCAATGTACACAACGCGAGTACCACGCTTGGCATGCCCCAGTACTCTACGTACCACATTGGTATGACTTTGTTTCCAACGCCATTTGTTTTGCTGTATCTTCCATGCATCTATTATATCACCTACTAGATATAATGTATCACATGAGTTGTGTTTGAGAAAGTTGTTGAGACGATCGGCTTGACAATCTTTGGTTCCAAGGTGGACATCACTGACAAAGATTGATCGATAAGTCTTCATCTAGTATTTAAGACAAAGACTGTTACAACTTTGTTACAAATTCACAACGTAACAGAATATCTACTTTTGACTCAGGTGTTCTTTTGCCCGAGTTGCCACCCAATCAGCAGTGATTAAATCAAAGTGATGGCCATCACGTGCACGATCTCGAGATTTAACTGGCACAACTGTGGCATACACTGATTGACGTTTTGCCAAATTGTCTCTGAGTTCGTCTAGTCTTCCGTGTAAATTTTCTAGCTCGTGTAATATCCAATCCGGTAATGAATTTAATTCTTCTACAGTAGCTGGAAAATTTACTGGCCAATCTGAGCCACGCATTGACTCCCAGGCATCAAGAATTGAATTACGGCAAAAAAAAGGTATTGCAAACTGCACAGAGTTTGCAATCAAATCAACTCTTTTTTTGCAATCTAAAAAATTTACCCAGTCGTCGTGATCAGTGCTGTCAATATTGTGAATTCTTCGAAGCTCGTCACTGAGTAACGTATTGGCATTTTCCCGACGATGCGTGTAACTCCACATTATTGCAATCTGCGTAGGATCTATAGCGTGAACAATGTTTTCTGTGATTCTTGCAATCCATTCATTACTGGCACCATCCATTGATACATTTATGATACGTTGATTGGCAGCAGTTGACAACAGATATGGCCAGGTGTGTTCTAAAGGAGAACCCAGCCCCACAGTAAAGCTGTCACCAATACACCACACAGCGTCACGCAGGTCTTGCATGTTATCTGGCCATTCTTGATCACGAAAGCCGCGACTGTTGTAGTTGTATGTTATGCTATGTGGATAAGATAAAAAGTGATTCTTATCCTTGCAATGATCAAAAGAATCTATTCCTGAAAATTCACAGTGCTGATTTACACGACTAGACAGTACTAAATTGTGCAATATCATATCACAATTTTGTTACAATGCTCAACTGTTCAACACCTTGGCAACACTATTCATAACACTGGCAATACGCCCGATATCACGTAGGTTTTCTACAGTATAGCCTTCTTGTTTGAGTGTTTCGTAATGTGCTTTCACACAGAAGTGACACTTGCCCACAATACTTGCTGCCAAACTGAATGCTTCAAAGTTGCTCTTAGTTGTACCGCCATGGCTAGCAATGGCATTCATTCTCAACTGTGCTGGCAAACCTTTTAGAGCAGGATCGTCAACCATCTCAATGTAGGGATACCATACATTGTTCTGTGCCATGATGCTGGCAGCAGTCATTGCTGACTCTGCATGTACTGGTGCGTCTGCTAGCAAGATGCTTAGAACTTTGCCATTGCCAGTTGCTGCCAGTGCGGCCACAGCACAACCCATGGCCACATCAGCATCTAGAGTACTGCGAACTAGAACAGCATCCAAATTTAACTTGGTGTCCTTGGCATAATCTGGCAATGCACCTTTTACTGATTCAATAAAACTCATTTTCTTTCCTCTATATTATAAAACCAATCATCCCCGGCTGTCCACTTGCGTGTGCCATCCACTGTGAATATGGTCTGAGCAGCCTTGAAATCGGGGAATTTCACTGCACTGGAAATCAAACTTTGATCATACCACAAACAACGATTGTTGGGTTGGCAAGCAAACTGCCCATTTTCCAATCGGATAAAGTTAAAGCTCTTGTGTTCTTCAGCCACTTCAGTAAAGCCTGTGTCCACATCCATGCCGTCGGCACAGAAGTCTACTGTGAACAAATAGGTTCCGTGATGCCATTCTTTGTCTTTGCCCAGGAACTTCACTCCTAAATTACGCAGGCCTATTTTTTCAATGATAGTAAAACGATAGCCCATACAATCCCAGAGCTGTAGCGTATCTATAGGCAAATTGCCTGTGTGGTTTTCTTGCCACACATAAGCATGAATAGGCAATTTGTCGTACAGTGCTCCGTAGTTGGGTAACAAACTTTCAATACGAAACACCTGCCCTCGCAAGGCTTTGAGACTGACCCAGATAGCGGGTTCCAATTCACCGTGACCTTTTTCAAAGTTATAAAGAAACTCACGTTTTACCCAACACTTGACAGGAGGCAATGATCCTACAATGTAACTCATTTTGTTTTCTCCGCTATTGTTTTATAACCCTTGTATGTAGGATGCACTTGATCCAGACTGGTATCATGCTTTTTAGCATCGATTACAAAATCCTTGTACTTGTCTGCTATTGCAAGAACTGCTCGTCTTTTATCTTCTTTTATGTTAGGCACAATCCAATAAACACGATCAGCCTCAACAAGTTGCCTGATTGTATCTAATTCTTCAAATGTGTTTATCTTTGCTGTGTCGTTTGACCCTAAACTAATAATCACAGTTTTTGCTTTGGTGTTTCCTTGTGTGTATAACACATGACGATTCACATAGTCATAACTGTTAATACCACCCTTAGCGTAAGTGGCACATTCAGTTCTAATCTGTCCTATACCAACTGCTAGGCTATCGCCTAGAATCAAACATTCTAACATGTTAATATTTCCCTGATGCTAAAACAATTTGGCAAATGTGTTCTAATCGTTCGATGTGCTCAAACGCACGCCATGGTGTTGTGTCAATAGCAACTACACCGTGACCCTTAATACCCACAATGTCAAAACCAATTGTTCCATCTTTTTGTAGCCACAAATTTTCATGACAACGATCAGCAAGTTCTTGACTGATAGGTGGAACATCGCCAACGTTCTTGGCCACTCGTGTATAGCGGCTAAGTTCTGGAAAGTCATCAACAATGGTACTCAAATCAATTCCGGCGTGCATGGCTGCAACACAGTAAGTAGGATGCAGGTGAACCACCACTCTAACATCGTTACTGTGCTGTCCCATGTTCTTCTGCAAACCAAAGTGCAATGGTAGTTCACCGCTTGGCTTTAGATTAGCACTGATATCAGTATAAGGAAGCTCGATTGCAGTAGGAGTAGTGTGACTGCCATTGCTGATACCAATCTTCTTAAACTGATCAGGTTGCATGGTCTGCTTACGGACGCCACTGGGTGTGATATAAAAGTGATCACGGTCGTGATGACGAATACTCACATTGCCATCACGACTGGTAATCCAGTTGCGTCTATATGCTTCAACAAGTGTGTCGCATATAGTTTCTAACATTACAGTGTCTCGCCGCCCACTGTGCGGTTGCAAGCACACAGTTCGCCTGTTTGCAATGCGTCCAATACACGAAGCGTTTCTTCTGGGCTACGACCAACGTTCAAGTTGTTAACAGTAACGTGTTGGATTTCATTGTTTGGGTCAACAATGAATGTTGCACGAAGTGCGGCACCTGCTGGAGCATAGAATACACCCAACTGCTCAATCAAGCTCAACTCACCACGCTGTGTATCAGCAAACTGGTGGTGTGTGATTTTACGCAAGTCATCGTGACTCTTTTGCCAGGCCACTTTGCAGAACTCATTGTCTGTTGAACCTGTTAGCAACACTGCATCACGATCAGCAAAGTCTTGTGCCAACTTGTCGTAGGCCACAATTTCTGTGGGGCAAACAAATGTGAAATCCTTGGGGTAGTACACAATTACTTTCCACTTGCCAGGGAAGCTGGTTGCGGTGATGTCATAAAATGCATCATCAGGTTGTCCGGGCTTGACGCCTGTGACTGTGAATGGGGCCAATTTATCGCCAACTGTTTTCATTTTAGTTTCCTTTGTGTTAAAATGTTGAGTCTCAGTGTTTGTACTGAATGTTTATTGTAATAGTATATATCTATGAAATCAAGTAAATCTTAGATTTTTCCTATTGAATTTTTCTATAAGGTCAATTGGAAAAATTAATACAGCATACGAATTAACCCTATGCTGTCAATTGTGGTCAGCAGAATATAGTTAGCGAGCATGCCAAAAGATTTCCTAGTCCAACTAGCCCAAGCATACATAGAACACCCAAGAATCCAAGCGGGATAAAGAGCAAGAAGCGGTGGAGTGGGGACTGTGAGTGCCATAGTAACACTGCAACCAATGCTAATAGCCCAAGCAAGCAACTCAATAACAAAACGAATTCTGTTAGATTTAAAGTCATCTCGAATCCAATCAACGGTGGGTTTTAAAAATTCATTCATGTTCTGTCGGGGAAAAAATCCTGCATCACACCTTCTCGATGCAAGTCCATGGTAACACAATGTATGCCGCCATCCCAGAAATATCTATGACGGAAAGGTACTATGTGCGGAGTCATGCCATATCGGTCTAGTGCATCAAAAACTTGTTTGTTGTAGTTGAATACTATAACGTTCTTTGGGTCAATAATCAACATGTTGACATCAAACACGGTTTCTTCAACGTACCCTGTCCAATTATCCAACCAAGTCTCTACTGTTTCCACAACATCGTTGTCGTGTTCAAATCCTGGGATCCACCACTTGCCTTTGTTTTTCTCTTTGAGAATCATAAAAGGTTTTACTTTTTCCCAGCTTTGGTTTTCCAAATAAATCACTTCCCAGCCCGGGAATGTGTTTTTGTAAGTGGGCACATCATTGAGACTGACTATCAATCCTGGACACACTGGGCAGTATACTGCATCGCCGTGGCCACCAGTGTTGACAATATGATTGCGAGTTTTGGGGAATCTTGAATTTACAAATTTCTGTTGTTCAACAATATTGTCAGTGTAGTTTTTTGTGGCAAAATACAAATCCTTGCCAATTCGAGATATCATTGCACCGTTGATCAGTAGGGGATTGTTTGAGTAATCAATTACTGGGTTTCCTTGCTGCCGAATATGGTCAAATATATGATCGTATCCAGACCTCTGATTCATCCAGGCTCGTTCGCGATCAAACCCAAATTGTTGTATGCATTCAAGCCGAATACGATCAGGTAATTTATCAAAGTCCTGCCAAGTCTCGCAGTCAGGCCAGCTGGCATCACGAATAGTGTTATAGAGTTTTGCAACTGTAGTTGGCGCATAAGACTGATAAAAATCATTACCAACCATGACCATAAAATCTCGTGGGGTCATTGGCGGCGGAGTAAACTTGCCATTCACAGTTTCAATCTGCTCCGGCAAGTTGGGCCGCATCACAGTGATTCCAAAACTTTTTAATTTTTGAATAATTGCCTGGTAGTCTTCTTCAGTTTCAATTGCAATTTTTTCAAACAAGGATCGAACATGTGGTATTTGAATCCAACTGTAAAATTCCGGAGGATAGCTTTGGCCAACCACACAGACTTTGAGTGGATCCCAGTGCTGATAAACATTATACATTTATAAATTTATTTGCAAAGGCATGACTAGCTAGATTTTTACCCTTGGCCTCGCACTGAATATCAAACTGTTCACTAAACTCGGCAGCCCAAGTGCTCACAGCGTCATTCCAATAAAAGTCGCTGTGTGCTCGGAGCTTTTGCTTTTTATAACCTCTAGCAAGAAGTTCAGCAAGATCGGGTCTAGTTCCCCGATCATGGTCCACCAAAACGTCTTCGCGACTAACTGAGTAGTGAAGACCAGGACGAGTACCGCGCCAAGAGTCAATAACCCGCTTGACACGATCGTCCTGCGGGGAGATGTATTCTCCTGAGTTGATCCAGTGGTGGTGTAGATCCAATACCAGAGCCACATGCTGAGCCACAGCCAAAGTAGTGTCAAGTCCATTTGTCATCTCATCATTCTCGATGGTAATTAAGTTTCTTGCTTCGGGACTGAGCCTACCCAGTGTACGCAAGAATTTAGTGGCACCACCTTTGCCACTTAAATGTACGTTGATCTTGAATCCATGATCATGCCATGTCGAACCATAGCCCATCCAACGAGCCATGTCTGCATGATACTCAAATTCCAAGATTGAACGTTCTACAATTTCATCTGCTTCGCTTGCCAGCACACAAAATTGCCCAGGATGAAAGGATAATCTAACACCAAGTCTGCGAGCAGCTTCACCAACTGGTGCAAAAATTTTAGCACAATGATCTTGCACATCCTTTTGTTTCCACCAGTTGATCCACGAAGGCTCTGTATAGCCCTGCAACATTTCGCTGCCTAGTCGTACCATGCGCAGGTGCTCAGGTAAACTGCCCACACGCTCAACCATTTTAAGTGCGGCAGAGGCATTGTGATTCATAATGTCCCACTGGCGCTGTTCAGCTTCGTCTTTGTGCTCACGAAGCCAGCGCATTGTAGTTGATCGCCCGTTAAGGTCTCGATCTACTGCATTGACTTTCATGCCGCCACATTCACTTGGATCATTAAGCCATTTGCAACAGAATCCAACACGAGGTACCATAGCAATTCCCGGTAAAGTTATTTTGTTAGTAATTGTAACACGTTTTCCATTATATCGCAAGTGAGATTTGGCAATTCTTGGTAATGTTTACCAAGATCAACAGCGTGATCTACCAGAACGTATTGTGTAGTAGGGTTATTCTGGAACAAACTGCGCATGAGTCCATGATAATTTTGTAGTTGTTCAACTTGGTCAGATGATTCTAATTTCTGACCCAACCCAAGATCAAACCCCAACATCAGTATGATGCTGTTGGTTTGGCTGGCCAAGTGCAATGATATAATGTCATCAAATCTGTGAACTGGATGGTTGTACTCACCATCATATGCTTTGAGGCCTGGCTGGCTACCAATTTTTAGATATACATCACGAGCAACGTAAAAATTGCACACAGCATGAAATGCCTTGGAAATTAATGCATTTGCCTCAGCTGAGTCTGAGCAAACTACATTGTCTGTTTGATTGTTTTTCCAGGTGCGCCACGATCCCCAGCTGGGACCAATTGACTTGATGGCTGCTGTGTCAACCAATATGTTTGGTTGATATGTTGATGCATATACCCAACTTATTTGCATTATACTGCCCTTAAAGGATTCCACTGAAAGGATCCCAGGCAAACCCAAGCAAATGGTGCATCGATCTGAGGATCATTATTCAGCACTAGATCGCCACGAGTACCAGCCCAGCCCGGCACTGCATTAGAATGAGAAATTCTCCAACGGTCAATTCGTAACTTTGGTGCTACCACAAGACCGTCTGATTCAATACTGAGGTGGCGTCCACGGTTAACACCCAAAGACAATGTGCCCGGGCGGGCCGTTCCAATGTATGCAGTGTCTTTGGCCAGCTTGCCAACAATCACGGTGGTTTCTTCGTCCCACACTGTCAGTGCCATTTCTGGGTGGTTGGTATTGATACCAACACGTTTATTAGTCACTGCAAGAGTATCATTAAATGCTGCCGGACCAGCAACATCTAGTTCTCTCAAAATTCCAAGTGCTTGTATGTTTGTGTCAGTGATTGCCGAACTCAATTGGTTGCCAGTCACTAACGGTTGTCCATTAACAAGCACTTCAGAAAAATCAATACCTTGTGATTTACTTAATTCTAAAACCTGTACTACCAGTGACTGTTTCCAGTCCTCAGTAATTTGATTTAGAGTTTTGGCTGCGGTCTTGTCAATAACTTCGTCCCATGCTGTGTTGTCAACATTGACTACTCCGCGAACTGCAAGATTATTCACTGATAAACTGCCGCCCACTGTGATATCTTTAGTTACATCAATGTCAGTTGCCGACACTTTGTGTGCTACATTTATACCATTGTCATCAATTGTCAATTGTAATTCTGTTGCAGTATCAGTAATACCCAGTGTTTTAAAATCTTTCTTGAACCGATCTCTCCAGCGATCAATGCCGGCGTCGATTTGACCAACTAGCAAACTGTTAAGATCAATATTACTAATTTGTGACAGCAACCTTTGTGTCATTTGTTGATTGACTTGTGTTTCAATCTTGTTGATCCAGGCTTGGTCCAAAATCAAGTTATCAATAGTGGCAGACACCATGGTCTGTACCGCGCTATCAACAGCTTGAGTCATTGTAGAGATACTAGAAAATCTAGCAGATATTTTTTCTTCTACGAATTTAGTAATTTGTTTTTCAAGATCAGTTTGCCAATTTTTGTCAGATGTGATATCTTCAACGTGTTTATTAACTGATCGAATAAGTTCTTGTTCAACAAGCGTTGGTAATAAGTTAGGGTCAAGCATGGTTTCTCCATAAATCTAATGTTACACAATGGAACCCACCGCCCAGTGTGCGACTGTGTCGCAGTTCAAGAGGAACAACTTTAAACTTTGATAATTCTAACAACTTTATCAACGCTGTTTGGTGCTGGTCTACAATAACTGTATTGGGATCCACTACTAACATATTTAAGGCAATCCACTTGCTGGCATATGGATACTGATAAAAGTCTTGTTCAACCACTTGGTCAACCCAGATCACTTCCCAATTTTTAAAACATTTGGGCAACATTTCTGTTGAAACTCTAGTGGCGTTGATTAGCACCAGGCCTTCGCGCAAAGGCACAATTGTAGAATCAATGTGTACCCCAGAGTAAAAATTACACATTTCTATGTCAACTTCGGGAAATTGTTGACATAACCAATTGTAGGCTGCTTTGTTGCCACTGGCTGATTCTAAAAACAACATGTTGGTTGGGCCAAGACGTAGCACATTGGCAGCATCTAGTACTAATCCAGCACGTCTGGGCATTTCAATTATGGTGTCAGCTTCGTTGAATACGTCAGCAAGGCATTGACTCTCCATGTCTCGGCAAGGGTACATCATGGCTGGATCAACTACTGTGGTTCCGTGTACTAGTAATCGGTCTCGGGGACAATAGTTGTACATACCATCATGAGTTTGAAAATTCATGGGGTCTGGCCTAACAACTTGCACTCCAAGCAACACAAGAGTATCGGCTAGACGCTGTAGATCTTGATTTGCTTCGTCGATTATCCAGTCGGGCACAGGCCCCGAAGGTACCGGTGTTTCTTTCCACAGTGTTTTTTCACTTTCTTTACTAAACACTGGATCATAGCGAGGCCAATTAGCAAAGGAAGCATCACCAACCACTACCTTGCGCAGTGGATCCCATTCATTATAAGAATTAATCATTTGTGTCCAGTAATCTGAAGAGTGTATCTAGGAGTAGTTCCTAGATTGGCTGCCAGGTGTGGTGTATCATACGACCACTCAACAACATCTCCAGCACGCCAATTTATATAGGGTTTGCCATTGCCTTCAAAGTAATGCCCCGACTGCCAATCTTCTAGAAATATAATTGCTCTCCGAATTGACTGTTCTTGTCCTTGAAGATTAAACAAGTCAATATATTTCAGATATAAATCACTGTGCGTAGGAAGTATGGTGCCAGTGCCCATTCTGTAGTAACTTGTGCCAATATCTTTCCAGCCCAGTAATGTGTAAAAGTCAATAAAAAGATTGTTCCACTTTGGTTGCCGGCTACGCATATCACACATGTCACCAGTAAACTTATTGGTGTATCCTAACGACAGCCAGTTTTCGAGACTGACCGAGTCGTTGAATGTTTCGTTGATATACTCTAAGTGTTTAAATTCATCATCCCAAAAAGCAGGAATGTGATACTTAACTAACTCGTGTGTTGCCATAATGAATCACAGTTATTCCTGGAATATTGGCAATTTTGCGCCAGGGGTCAACAACAACTGATCCGGGTTTGATATCACAATACGGCTGGGTGTCTTCTTGATCACCGGTGTATTCGTAAGTGATTTTACGGTTGTGTGCCCAAAGAAACACAGCAGGAGTATCAACAGCAGTAACCACATCAGCAGGATCGTCAGCTAAAGGATCTACATATTTGACCTGTACTCCCAGTTGTTTGAGATAGTGTCCAACCAAAGTGCTGTAGCTGCCAATACAGTATGGCACATCGGGTTTGTAGGCTTTGCCGTGAATCACAATGGGCAAGATCTTTTGGTCCTGGGTGGCAGTGTCAAACAAAAATTTGGCAAGATTTTTTGCTTGAATTTCTCTAGCATGCATCACAGTATCAAATAGGTCGTAGCCGATGTCGTACTCTTGTGCCAGCCAACGCAGTGCAATGTTGTCACGTGGATGGCAAGCACCTGCATCGCCCATGCCAGCTGTCATGTACTTAGGCCCCATGATACGCATAGTACTACGAGCTAGTGCATCGGTTACAACATCAACATTGATGTGACCAATTTTCATAGCAAAGTCTTGAATCATGTTGACCAAGCCAACCTTGGCGCTGATAAATGTGTTGTAGAATATTTTAATGGCTTCGCATTCATCCCAGGTACCAATCTCATAGCGCGGATTGTTCTGCATTATGCTCTTGTAGATCTCCACAAGCTCGTTGGCCAATGCATTGGGATTGCCGTCCTCGGTTCCGATCATGATCATTTCTGGATTGACCATGTCCCACTTAACTGACCCCATGGCAATCAAATACGGATTGTATAAAAATTGATGTTTTTTATCCAACAATGGCACAAAGTGTTTCCGAGTAGTTCCGGGTAGTACAGTGCTGATCAGCACAATCTTCTTGGGAGTTGTTGCGTGGGCATTGATTTTCTCAATAGCATCTTTAACAGCATCATGTCCAAAGTCTTTTGGAGTCATGTGACTAGATGGAACACTGCCATCATACCCTTCTTGGTGTGGGGTTGGTACTGCTATAAAGATCCAATCACTGTTGTTTATGGTGTCTTCAATGCTGCAAACTTCTACCTGGTCACTTTGTCTTGGGTAAATATCATACCCGAAAACTTTATATTTCTCTGCAAATACTTCTGCACAATCTAGGCCAAGTTTGCCAAGACCAATAAAACCCACTTTGATATCGTTCATGAATGTTCCTCTTAATCAAATTTATAACTACCTCGAAGGGCTCGTCGGAGTTAATAGTACATTAATTTATCGTTTTGATCCACCGGGTAGTAAAAAAATTGGCAGTCTAACTGGGTCTAAACCTGTTACCATACCCTGGACTGAATACCAACGACTTATTGTCACTGTAATGCACGATCAAGAGCCGTTGAATTTTGATTTGTACACTGAATCTAGCATTGGGTCTGAATTATTTCAATGGTTCCGCGATCATCGCAACGGTCAAGATGCATGGTTTACTTCCACTATGTATAACGAAATTTGCAATCGCAATCTTGGGTTTGTGTATCATGGATCTACCACCTATGATCGAAACATCTTGGTACACAGTGAAAAACGCAGTACTGAATTGCAAAAGTACAGCAATATTGGGCTGGAGCCAGTGTATTGGTGGAGTCATGCCCTAATTGCACGTGACTGGTACCGATATGCAGAAATAGATCCGTTGTTGTTGCAACTGCCCACCGATTACAAGTATGACTTTAATGTCTACAATCGAGCTTGGTCTGGCACCCGAGAATATCGATTAAAATTTACTGATCTCGTAATTGACCAAGATTTAGTACACAATTGTAATATCGCATTTAATCAATTTGACAACAATGTGCACTATCAGAACTATGAGCTATGCAACAAGGCGTTTGCCCCAGATCATGATTTAACAGTTTTGCCCAGCAATGCCGCTAGTTCAGCTTCTAGTGCAGATTACGATTGTTATGATTATTCAATCTCTTGGTTTGATGTGGTTCTAGAAACACTATTTGATGATCCAAGGCTTCATCTGACTGAAAAAATTCTGCGACCAATTGCATGTGGCAAACCATTTCTATTGGCTGCAACACACGGCAGCTTGCAGTATCTCAGGGACTATGGGTTCATGACGTTTGGTGACTTCATTGACGAATCGTATGATCTAATACAAGACCCAGTGCTTAGACTAAGAGCTCTAGTCGAGACCATGAAACAAATATCAGCACTGAGTCTTGCGCAAAAAAGATCACTAAAACAAAATATCAAACACATAACTCAGCATAACCGAGCTAGATTTTTCTCTCAAGACTTTTTCAATCAAGTCACTCAGGAATTTGTGCACAACCATCAACACGCACGTGAAATCTGCCAGAGCCACAATCTAGGCCAAAACTACGTTGATTATCGAAAAGTAGCAAAAACTGTGCCAGCCTTGCGTGATATACTAACCTCAGACGATCAATATCGTAGCCGGACTGATCTAGCAGTGCTGTTACAAGAAATACGAAAACACCAGGGACGTTAACTTCTTGTCACAATTCCAGTCCAGTCACTGCCTGGGTCAACAATTTCAAAATCTTTAATTCGATCCAGCAATGTATCATAGAAGCTGTCCAATTCACCTCGCCATTTGCCTTGCAAATGTTCAATTGCATCACGACAGTATTTCCAATTCTTCAATCGATAATTGATCATGAGATTATGGTGCAAGTCGGTGAATTGCGTAATGGTCAACATTTCAGTCAGCGGTATCTGTTCCATCACACAATACGCTGTGACTGGTGCATCGCTGTTGGGGAATTGCATGGTATCTAATTCTAATACCATGTAGCGATCATCTAGTGATGAAAAATTCTCTTTGCCAAAAATTATATTCATGTGTAATTTCCTTTTAAATATGTATTGATGAAACTAGCCTTTGACCTTATTTCTGACTTGCATGTCAGCTCGCATACCGAGTTTGATTGGACCAGTCAAGCCACCAGCCCCATTTGTGTAGTCGCCGGAGATGTAGCGCATGATCACAGCGAACTTAGACGAGTGCTTAAACATTTGGGTAAAAATTACCAAGCAGTATTTTATATTGACGGGAACGATGAACATCGACATGCACTTGAGACACTAGACACTAACTACGCTGCCGTGCGAGCCGCAGTTGAAGGTATTGATAACGTCACATACATGCATGATCATGTTGTTATCATCAATGGGGTAGCAATTATTGCCACCAATGGTTGGTGGAGCTTTGATTGGTCCAAGCAATTCACAGTTGAGGAAACCAAGGCAGGTGTTGAGAATCATTATGGCATAACCAATATTGGAACATCGTTGATAGAATCTATTGCCAACAGTGATTCATTGTATCTGGATCGAAGCATAGCTAGATTACAAACCTTTAATGATGTCAAACGAATAGTTATAGTAACACACACTGTTCCCCGGGGAATATTTTTACAACACGACCCTGATCTCGCAAACTACAGAATCAATTCTTCTATCAATAGCAACATCACCATGGGATTGAGTAGTGACACTGAGAAAAAAGTAACCACCTGGTGCTTTGGGCACTATCACTGGCCTGTTGACCAAGTGATTGACAATGTCAGATACGTGTCTAATCCACGTGGCAGAATAGACTCGCCCTGGCATCGTAACCCATATTTTCCCATACGGATAGAAGTTTAACCACCATCTGGCTCAAGTTTGATTTGCAACGGAAATCCTTTTTCCCTTGCACTAACTGTGATTTCAATTCCCTTTTGTTCGGCAATCTCGTAGGGCAACACTGCCACTGTGGCTGCACCAGCTTCGTGAATACTTTGTGTTATATTCTCTGCTGTTGTAACAGAATAATCAAAATGTTCGATCAAACTTTCAATTACAAAATCCACTGGAGTTGAATTGTCATTGATATAGATCACTCGATACAACGGTGGTTCTTTAAGAGATAAGTTGGTTTTTACTCGTACTCGAGTTTTAGGGTCAGCTTGTGACATAATATTCCTTGAAAAACTGGGGGCAATGCGCCCCCAGTGTTATTTACGTTGGTGAAGAGTTTTCGTAAGCAATAGCAATGCTCTTGGGTTTCATTGCTTCTGGCACACGTTGCTCCAATCGTACAGTTAGGATACCGTCACGTGCGATAGCGTCCACAACTTCAACGTAATCGCCTAGTGGCCAACTACGTAAAAATTTGCGAGCACTGATGCCTTGATAATAGTACTCATGCCCAGCTGGCAATGTAGATACACGTTTTTCGCCCACAATATTAATAACGCCTTCGCGCACAGTGATATCAATTTCACCCTGAGTAAAACCAGCCACAGCCAGTTGTAATTCAAAAGTGTGTTCACCAGTCTTGATGATGTTATAAGGGGGATAGTTTGTACCCGATGTTGCCGATGTTTCAATTTGATTGATAATTCTATCAAACAAGCGATCAACACCAATAGAAGTACGATACAAGGGGGATAGATCGAAAGCTGTAATTTTAGTCATTTGTTTTCTCCTTTAATAAGCAAGTTGACTTTTTGTAGCCCGACTGTCGGCACTACAAGTGTATTTATAACACATTTTTTAATTATGTACGATTGTTTAGGTCTGACACCACACGAAAATTTATCCAATCATGCGCTTGATTCCAACTTTTGGGATTCCAGGTCAGCACAAATAATGTGTAGTTACGGTCGTCCTCAAATGTCAATCTGTGTTTGTTTTTTATTGTTTTTTGCTTGGATGACACTGGGTATTTTTCCAACCAACTGTGTATTTCTTCACGTATGATCGTCAAGGCATAGTAGGTATATTGATTGTCCTTGCCCGACTGTGGCAAACTGAATTCGATGTACATTAAAGTGCATTGGGAATCTTGACTAGCTCAGCATCAATAGTAAGCGATCCGCGCCCTTCATCTCTATAACGAATCAAATCAAACATGTGCGGCATAAGCACACGTTCAAGTTCACTGTGCAATGCTCGGGCCCCGGTGCCGGATACTATGGCTCGATCAACCAATGCTTCTAGTGCATCAGGTGTGATAATGACTTCAACATTGTCTTTTTTGAATAGCCATTTGTACTGATCAATGTAGTTGTTGCGCACTTCAGTCAACACCCGAATCAAATCCTTACGATCAAGATGGTTGAGTGTGACCATTGTTGGAAATCGACCTACAAATTCTGGAATAAGACCAAAGCGAACCAAATCGTCAGGTACCACTTGTGTCAGTTCAACATCTCTTGTGGTTGTTACTGGGGAAGTGAATCCCATAGACGAGCCGTTGACTCTATTTTTAATAACTTGTTCTAGGCCAACAAATGCGCCTCCGGCAATAAACAATATATTGCTTGTGTCAATTTCAATTATTTCGCCTGCAGGATTTTTACGACCTCCCCCAGACGGTATACGACAAACTGTGCCTTCAACCAATTTAAGCAGTGCTTGTTGAACACCTTCTCCGGATACATCTCGAGTGATGCTGGAGCTTTCGCTTTTGCGAGCAATTTTATCAATTTCATCCACAAAAACAATGCCACGTTGTGTTTTTTCAACACTGTTGCCCGATGCTGTGTACAATCGACCTATCAAGCTTTCCACATCATCGCCCACGTAACCTGCTTCGGTGATGCTGGTGGCATCAGCAATCACAAATGGTACGTCGAGGTATCGTGCCACACTTCGTGCCAGCAATGTTTTGCCCGACCCAGTGGGGCCTAGCACAAGAATGTTTGCCTTGGTAACTTCAGGATCACTGTCCAGTCGTTGAATACGTTTGTAGTGGTTGATTACTGCAACCCCCAAAACTATTTTGGCATTTTCTTGACCAATAACATACTGATCTAGATATTTCTTTAATAGTCTTGGATCAGTCAACTCTTGATCTAATTTTAAAACTTCCTCTGCTGGGTCAAGTAATAAATCCTGACACAGCTGAACGCATTCGTTGCATATTGCACTGCGATCACTAACAATGAGTTTTTGCACACTATCTTTGTGCTTGTTGCAAAAGCTACATGTATCGGTAATATTATCTGCCATTAAATTTCCTGTCGAAGTCGTTGTTCAATTTGTAAACGTTCACTATCTGTTAAGAGTTCAGGGTCGTATTCGCCCGAACTCACTCGATCAATTAAGCTTGTGATATATGCAGAATTGTAAGAATAAGTATCGCTGTTGTTTTTGTCAACCTCTATCCATGATGTACCATTGTATTTGTAAAGCTTGGTTGGGATAGACACAGTGTCTATAAACATATCTCCCTTGATTGGGAATTCTGGAAATTCTTTTCCGTAAGACATTTCAGGACCGTCAAGGTATACCTCCCACGGCAATCTTTTGATAATGCCACGTGCCAATAACTGTCTCTGAACTTTTAATGTATCAGTTGGATGCAATGATTTCCAACGATTTTTAGCTGCCTTGACTTCGGGTTCATCGGACTCCTCGTCATGATCAACTTCATTGTTGTGTGTGTTGGCAGTTACTTCTTGACTGGGACTAGGCTGTGCTGTTGCTGGTGGGGGATACACCATGGGCTTGAGATCTTCAAAATGCTTGAATGGTTGATTCAAGTATGGGTGTTGTTCAAGTAACGATTTCTCAGGTTCTACTTTTTCTACTGGATCTGGTTCAGGAAGAGGTTGTTCAACAACAGAGTCTTGAGTTATCTTGTCATCAAAATCTTTAGGATGCTCACCTGGGTCAACAAACTTCATTCCTGTTTCTTTTATTTCTTCAACTGGTTCTTGTATATTTTTTGGTGGTTCAGGCACTTGTGCAACATGAGTGGGTTGAGGAAGTTCTATTTCCTCTTTTGGTTTTCTGTACCACTTGCGACTTTCTGTTGCTGCCAACAACATCATGATAGCCAAAGGATCAAACACAGCAACAATGATGATGATAACCCAGGTCACTGCCTTTTCCAACAAGTTAGCATCGGGATCGTTCCCGTAGATAAACGCCGCAATGTATTTTAACGGACCAACTTCTGCTTCCACCTTGCGTACTTCAGCGGCGATGGGTGCCCGTTCTTCACTAAGTTGAGTAATTGTTTTCTGTTCGGCTGTAATCTCAGAAAGTAGTCTAGTGCGTTCTTTGGCCTGCGCCTTGCGCAACGCAACTGCTTTGTCCGCACCTTTTTCATCTTGACTTCGACCCATAACTTGGTCCACAGACTCATCCATCTGTTTGAGTACTCGGCGATTAGCATCAATGTTTTCCTTTGCTACTTTAATCTTTTCGTCATACACAGCAATCTTTGCCTGTACATCTCCACCCACCAGACTTTGATCTGAGTGTGCTTTGCTCAAGAAGCCAAAGATGCCCATGCTGGTAATCAACATCAGCATGCCCACAGCAGGCACTAGATACACCTTCATTGTGAGTCTGCATCGATCCCAGTACTCGTGTAACCACACAGTTACAACAAGCTTGGCCACTTCCAAGATACTGCCCATGATAACAATAGGAACCACAGCCGCGGCAAAGATAGCGGTTAAACCCACTATAGAATAAAAAGCAGCCACAGCAGATAAGCATATGGCAACTATAAACATCAATGCAGTTAGTATCATTTGAATTATTTATCGACTCCGTTAGGGGCTCTGATAGTGATTTGCACTGCCATCTTGGTAGCTACCCAAGTGGCCCATCTCGGGTCTGGTACATCAAACCAAACATAAATGCCTGCTTTGCTAGTGCTTGCTTGTAACCTTCTTTTAACTTTGGGCTGACAGCGCCAGTTCCTGTGGAACCATTGCTGTGCTTCGTGAATTATCTGATACCACTGATTGGTAGAGTTAACCTTTATCCAGAATCGGTGTAGCTCGGGGGTCGTTTCTTTAAGCGGATCAATTATCGTTGACATAAAATTTAGAGATCTCTGAATTGATACATCGTAATACGTTGCTTTACACCTCACTGCACTTTTATTGGCCTACCAATCAGTAGCGGTACCCTAAAGGTACATTTCTGAAGTTTTAACACAGAATTCAGCAGTTGTTTTTCTGCATCAAGCAGGTGCCGCACCTCGAGGAATTAAACAGTACTTGCCACGGTCTCTTACCTCTTTTGATTCGAATAATAAGACCTAACTACCACCCCAGTTCCCCTTTGCTACACTCACATAATAACAGAATGTAATAAATTTAACAATACTTTTGGTTAATTGTTTTTGTTTCTCAGCAAGTACATTGTGACTTCGCTGCCGGATACCTTGACCAGTTCTTGCGGATACTTGTTGCAGTCGGCCCACCGATTGCTCACGCCTTTGACCCCTACCATTTTGGGATTGAGTTTGGCCACGGTGCCCACGTTCATGCTGTTGCTTCGCGGGTAAACCACACAGTCGCCTATGTCCAAGGGTTGGCCAAACAGGTCTGAATGTTGAACCGGCACTTTAGACATCTGTGTCCTTTAGAAGTTCTTTGAGTTTTCTGACATCTTTGTGCTTGGGGAAAATAAAAGTATGATGCCAGACGTTGTTGTATTTGATAGGCAAGTCGTTGAACACTGTTAATCTTGGCCCTTCTGTTTCATTGATCACCGTATCATTACCTACTGTGCCAACAAAAGGAATCTTGTTCCATGTGCCAGCCACGCGATCGCCAATCTGATATCTTGCTTTGTATCTATTTGCGGCAAAGTATTCGGCTAGATTTGCCATGCTATTTTACCTTTTGATTAGAGTTTTTCGCCAGCTTCAAATCCACGGAATCGCTTGTGACGGGGGAATCTCAGTGAGTATGTTCCGTCTTGGTTTTGCGTAACTGCATCAGCTTCGACTTCACCGATGACACCAAGTAACTGATCCCGTGCGGCCCAAAACTCATCGCGATCGCTATCGCTATAACCAGTACCAACATTAACCCGAATATTTCGTTCATTGTCAACTCCTTCGTAAATTATAGCACCCAACCGGCCCTGATTGCGACCAGTACCTTCTTCAAAACCCACAATGGTCAAGTCCACAGTGATAGTGGGTTTCCATTTCATCCATGAGTCGCTACGCTTGCAGATGTAAGGTGCATCCAGATTCTTGATCATGATGCCTTCGTAGCCCTGTTCCACCGATGCTTCGGCAAAACGGCGCATGACGTCATGCCCTTCTGCTGTGTCCAGGTCCACATCCATGCCCGGCATGATACGCAGGTTGTCAGTCTCTTCTAGAGCTGATTTGGCACTGTCAAGCCACTCCAGCCGTTTGTGCTGTTGCACATTCCAGTGACCTTCTTTAAGGGCATCCAAGGGCAACACATCAAAAATGTGATACACCATGCCCGAAGTTTCAGCATCACTCTTGCGGTGTGCCTGTTTCATGAGCTTTTGAAAAGTCTCGCCCACAATCTCACCGTCCAGCACAAATTGGCCACCAGTACCGCGCCCGTATTGAAACGCCTTGCGGTTGACTTCAATGGCTTCGGCAATCTGCGGAAAGTTTTCAAACACCTTGCCATTGCGGCTGTACAGTGTGCAAACATCACCTTGTACCACAGCCACCACACGAACACCGTCCAGTTTGACTTCCAGGCGCTTGATGCCCTTCATCTTTTTGGGTTGATCAGCACTGTCCTGTGCCAACTGCACACTGAACACTGGAATCCGCCACTCTGTATTGCCCACAACTTTGTTGATGGTCTTTTCAGAGATACCGCAACGCAGGTCCTTGATGATCACTCTGCGGGCCAAGTTATTCCACTCGTCTGAGTCAAACTGTTCGGCTACTTCTTGAATACGATCACGAGCACGGTGTCCTGTGATACCACGGGTACGTAGATTTTCCAACAGGGCCCAGAACACTGGCCAAGGATTGTCGCGGCCAGTGAGGCCCGACGTTTCTGGCACTTGCCTTACATTGAATGTGTAGAAAGGATTGTAGGCCTGATAGCAGTTGAACAAGAAAATCTGTGCGTTGGCGCTCCCCAGCTGAGAGGCCATTAATGCTTTCTCGATCACTTTTTCTTTATGAAGTCTGCTGTCGCTACTTTCTAGGTCGCGAATCCAATCTGCCGCCACTTTGATCCCATTATATTCTGGTGATGTTAAATCACGTATCATTTCAAGCTCCTGTAATACTTACTCAATTTGCAACAACTATTATACAACATGTTGATTTTAAAATCAACCTTAATCACCACTGTCAATTTGATACTGGTCATCGCAGTGACTGCATCGATAATTGGTCAAACAACGACCAGCATTAGAGCTTTGGTAAAGATGTGTGCAAGGTTCGCCTTGTTTGTTTAGACGAACGTCACCTCGCGGGTTTCCAAACATGTACTGGCCACCACAATTGTTGCAAGCAAGGGTATCGGTAGATTTATCATACCCTGAATAAACATGTTTGTATTTTTGTTGCTCTGGACTGAGAGGTACTCGGCAAGAGCCGTTGCAAACTGGACAAATTCCTCGAGACATTTTTATCCTTTCAGCGGCTAAGATTCATAACACGAGCATCAAATTCCATAAAGCTGACTTCGAATGGCACAAAGACTTCTTTACCAACGCGGCCCTTGTCTTCGCTGTCACTCCAACTGTCCTTGGTGACTACAATCACAAAGCAGTCGTAACCTTTGTTGTCAATTTTTTCAACAACACCCTCAACAAAACAATCATCTCGGCCCAACATGGGTTTGAAATCGTATGCACGGATTGTGTCGCCAACTCGGGCAATATTTGCAAATTTCAGCATCTTCAGCTCCTTTGTTTCTTACTATACTTGTATTATAGCAAATGGAGCATTTCTGGTCAACCAGAATTAGGTGTTGTATTTTTACAACAAAATTGTGTATTTTTATCCTAAAAAAGTAGTACTTTGTATTACTTTTTAAAAATCAAGTGCCCGGAAGCTGTGTGTCCATGTCAATGTTGGCGTCTTGTAGAGCCGCTAGATTGCGACCTTCTCGCAAGCTTGCAATTATACATTGACCACTCAGCGTAGACATGTTGGCCAGTGCAGTCAAAACCTCGTTGGCCTGGCCTGGTTCAACTTCAGTTCCGTATTGATGCAACCCGCTGGCAAAACTCAGTCCTGATGAATTTGAACTTTGTGAACTATAAATTGTACCAAAGTTTATCAAAGCTTTTTGTTGATTGCTAGCTTCACGTGCCAATTCAGTAGTTATATCAGTCCAGGTAGTATTAGTAGAGCTCACTGTAGCTGGATTGGCATTTGCTATGTTTGCAATTGCAGAGTTTGCTGCCGGTATTAGTCCTGCAGAAAATGCATCATCTAAACTGCTATAGGTTCCGGCTGCTGGCCCAGTTGGAATTGTGATTGTGGTTGCTGGATCTGGATCATTGTAATCGCCGGCTTGGGTGTTGGCCATGTACTGGTAGACGCTTGACAAGGCAGCTGTGTTTGTGTTTGTGATTGAATTAGCCGCAGATGTAAATCCCAGGGTAAAAATTGAACTTGTTAACACTCCCAGGACATCAGTTAACAGCAGTGTTCCGCGAGGTCCCGAGCCGCTGCCTAGCCCAGATGTATATGTTGTTTTTACTGAATCTGGAACTGGAGTGGTCAGTGCATTCACAGCCGGCAAATCTGTATTGGTTTCTACCAGAGCCATTGCTTTAGAAAATGTTGGCAAAGTAGAATTGGTGATTCCTTTAATTTGCTGTAGTCCACGAGTGAAGGCCTTGGCAGCTAGAGCCTGGTCAGGTGGTATCACAAACTTCATCACTTGGTAACTGTCTTGATTGTTGGGACCAGTGTAGGCTTGAACAATGCTGTTGTCAACTACTGGTATTAGATCTGAATTGACTGTGTTGTTGGCTAGATATACCGGCAGTAACACATCGTTATTGGGGCATACTAGTGTGCGATAACTACCGGGCAAAATGTAAACCAGATTCAACAACTGTGCCATATTGGTTAACCCAGTTGTGGTCACTCCTAGCAATGCGAGCATCTGATCCAGTGCGCTTCCAACAATTTTTTCCATTGCTGAATATGCCAACTTCTCCTCGCTAGGGCTCAATGGATTTACACCGGATGCCAATAACAATATTTGAGATTCAGAAATACCAGCGCCAATCAATAAAACCGCAATTGATGGTGGAATGCCACCGCATGTTTTACCCACCTGTGCCAACAGTGTGCCAGGCAAGCCAAAACTGTTGAGTGCTGTTAAATCTATCAATTTTCCTAGTTTGATTAGGTCAGCTGACAGTGCCACTAGATCAGTGCTTACTTGATTGAGTGCCCCAGTGGTCAATGTTGTCATTCCGCCCTTGGCCACATCAAATGTTGTGACCAATATATCACTATTGTTTACAGCATTTATGTTGTAATTGGATTGTGAAACATATCCCTGGGCACCACTAAACACCTGACAGAACACATCAAGGTCGCCATTGCCCAACAAGGCATTTGCATCTGTTGTTACTATGCCTGGCAGAGAGTAAACATCAATGTTGATATCCCAGAAAGCTGAATTTGCAGTTGGTGTTTCATCTTGCGATTCAGCAGTTGCCACAAACACATTGCCAGTATAGGACACTGTATTTCCAACTACATATTTTACAGTATTATCGTATCCAAGATACAATCCATTGACCACTAGACTCAGCAGTGGGGTAGAGGATGGTACCACACCAGTGACTGCCGGAAAATTATTGGCGCCCATGGTCAACAAAGATACAAATGTGGATTGTGTTAGAGAATTGCCAACATTGCCCCAGATGCCTTGCAATTGCGAAATAATCGGCACACTGGTGTATGCGCTGACAGCATTGGCAAGTGCTGTGGGAATGGCCAATGCAACTCCCACATCAGCCGGGGGGTTAGGCAAGAGGCCGGCCCCTGCAATAGTCATAACTGGAGATAATACAGACACTAGTTATCCACCAATAAAGGTATTAAAGCTACCAGATGCAATGGCTGTGCACATCAGCAACTTGTCTCCAAGTCTGGCAGCCGGCCTGCCTTCAATAAACACTGTTGCACTGCCGGATATGATAGATGCAGTGTGAGGACGACATCTTCTAGCAGGTTGAAGATGAGGTGTTACACTGTCACCAAGTCTGGCTGCTGGTCTGCCATTGATAAGGACAGTTGTTGCCCCTGTCATAATAGACATTGGGCTACAGTGCGGAATGCACGAATCGCCTAATCTTGCTGCTGGACGCATGTGGCTCTCTCCAATAATTGTTCAAACTTACTATTCCACGAATCAATTTCTTCGTGTTGTTCATGAGTATGCGGTCCAGGGGGTATTTCGGGCAAAAATGCAACCAGGTGTTCAAACACCTGCGGTACATCGTCATACCTGGTGTAGGTACAGAGTTTGCCATTTAAAATAATGTCAAACCGGTGTGCCATTTTAACCAGTTAATATTTGTTTGCCCACGGCAATTCCTGTTGTGGCTTGAATATAGCTATTGGCCACATCCTCACGAGTTTCGGCCACCATGGCCCAACTAGAATTATTTAGCCTTACAGTTTTGTCAATATTTGAGCTAAACAAGCTGGGCATCATTTGTAGACCCTGTGGACTAACAACACAGCAAATTGGCTGCTTGATCATCATGTAAGTGTCGTGAAGTTCTATAATTTTGGCAACAATTTCTTCGCCAGTGATAAGTTTGAAAGTGTAAATTTCATTGCATGCAGGTGTCATGGTGTTCCTAAGTTAGAGTTTAAACGTGCTTGAAGTTCATCAACGCTAAGTTTACTTAACCCCTCAAAGCCACCCTCAACAAATAATTTGCCGTCTTTGTAAATTTGAGGCACAGTTCGATGTCCTGCACCCACAATAAATTCACGAGCATCACTGTCCTCGTCAATTTTAATTTCTTCAAACGCAATGCCTTTTTGATCTAATAGATATTTTGCCTTGACGCAAAAAGGACAATTATTTTTACTGTAAACTGTTAACATTATAAACTAAATCCTGTAAATGTATTGCTATCCACATCTTGTTTGGTACCACCAATGATGTAGCTGGAAATTTCTGTTTCTTGTGGAGCCACTTGTACATCTGCTCCTGCGATCCATTTGGCTGTCCACGGTAATGGGTTTGAGCCGGTCTTGACTGTGGTTGGGAGACCAATTGCAGTCATGCGTTTGTGTGCAATCCAATCCACGTAGTCGCACAACAACTGTTTGTTGAGTCCAATCATGGACCCATCTTTAAACAAGTATTCAGCCCATTTTTTCTCCTGGGCCACAGCACCATTGAACATTGCTACCAACTCATCTCGAGTTTCTTCCTTGATTCGAGCAAAATCAGGATCATCAGATGGCAATAGTTTGATCAGTGTCTGTGTACTAGCCAAGTGCACATTTTCATCACGTGCAATCAATTTGATAATCTTGGCGTTGCCTTCCATTTTTTTCAATTCAGCAAATGCCCATGAGCAAGCAAACGACACATAAAATCTTATACCTTCAAGAGCGTTGACAGAATTTATTGCCAACCACAACTTTTTCTTGAGATCATACAAGTTGACGACAATTTCCTTTCCGTTGACCTTGTGGGTTCCTTCGCCTAAGGTTTGATACCACAGACTGGATTCAATTAGTGAATCATAATATTTGGTGATATCAATGGCACACTCTGAAATTTCTTCAATGTCCAACATCTCATCAAAGATTTTGCTTGGGTCACTGTACACATTGCGAATAATGTGTGTGTAACTACGACTATGAATTGTTTCGTTAAACGTCCATGTTGTGATCCATGTTTCTAACTCGGGTATGGATACCAGTGGTCCAAATGCTAAATTGGGACTGCGGCCTTGAACACTGTCTAGCAGTATCTGTCGTTTTAGATTGCTGGTAAAAATGTGTTGTTCAAAATCTGTCAAGTCCTTGAAGTCCTTGGCATCACGCAACACATCTACTTCTTCTGGTCGCCAAAAAAACCCCAACTGCTTGTCAGTCAGTTTGTCAAATTGTCGATATTTAAGTGTGTCAAATCGTTGCATACCAACTGACCCTTGTGGGTCAAGGAAAGCAAGACTGGTGGTATGATCGCGATTTTTCCGTAAATTTAATGTGCTCATTTTTATCTTTCTTAAATCTTGCAACTGTCACAGTCTGCATCATCTGCCAGAGTGTTATCAACTGATTCTGATAGAACAGCGCGACCAGTCATGCGATCAATGTCAATCTCGCCCTGTCCATCATATGTGTTAAAGTAATACAACTGTTTGCCACCGTATTTGTAAAAAGTAATCACGTGCTTTAGCATTTCACTCATTGGTATCTTTTCATCCTCGTAGAATTGAGGATTGTAGCTGGTGTTTACGCTGATGCCCTGGTCGATATATTTTTGCAAAATTGCCATGATGTTCAAGTAGCCTTCGGGGCTTTTTTGATCCCACAACAACTCGTACTTGTTTTTTAGTCTTCTATACTCTGGCACCACTTGTTTTAACACACCATCCTTGCTTTGTTTGATTGATACATAGCTACGGGGAGGCTCGATACCATTGGTACTGTTGCTAATTTGTGCGCTGGTCTCAGCTGGCATCAGAGCCATTAGTGTGCTGTTTCGAATCCCTGTTCGGCGCAATTGTTCGCGGAGACCTTCCCAATCCACACAATCAGTATGCGGTAACAACTCATCAACTTCTTGCTTGTACGTGTCAACTGGCAACACGCCATCATGATATTTTGTTTCGTTGCTCTTGGGACATGCACCAAATTCTGCTGCCAGGTCAGCACTGGCCTTGATCAAATAATAACTCCAGTGCTGGGCCCAACGATCTACTTCAGCTAGAGATGCAGGATTGCTGTAACTTAGATCATGCTTGGCCAACCAGTAAGCAAAGTTAATAATACCAACGCCAAGTGGCCTACGTGCTTCGGTGGCCATCTGTGCTGCCAGAATTGGATAATGTTGATAACTCAACAGTGCATCAAGACCGCGCACTGCTAGATTGCAGGCCTTTTGCATGTCCTCGGGATTACGAAACACACCCCAATTCAATGCACTAAGAGTACACAATGCAATTTCACCATCGGTGTCATTGACATCATTTAACGGCTTGGTTGGCAGTGTGATTTCACAGCAGAGATTGCTCATTTTAACTGGTGCCAAATCAGACTTGAAGCTGCTGTGAGTGTTGGCATGATCAACGTTTTGTAAATATACTCGTCCGGTATCCTTGCGCTCTTGCATGAAAGTAGTAAACAGATCAATTGCCTTGAGTTTTTTCTTTCTTAGCTTGGTACTGCGTTCAGCTGACTCGTACAATTCACGGAATCGATCTTGATCGTTAAAAAATGCTTCGTACATTTCTGGCACATCATGTGGGCTGAACAATGTGATATCTCCACCTGACAGCAAGCGTTCGTACATTAACTTGTTGAACTGCACACCGTAATCCATGTGGCGCACACGATTATCTTCTGTACCTTTGTTGTTTTTTAACACCATCAAGTCTTCAACTTCAAGGTGCCATATGGGATAATACATGGTGGCAGCACCGTTACGAACCCCACCCTGACTGCAACTACGAGTGGCGGCTTGGAACATCTTGTAAAAAGGAACCACGCCAGTGTGATAAGCATCGCCGTTGCGTATGGGACTTCCAAGTGCTCGGATGCGCCCGCCCCCGATGCCAATGCCGGCTTTTTGGCTCACATACTTGACAATGCTAGAAGTTGTGGCATTGATGCTGTCTAGGCTATCACCAGTTTCAATCAACACACATGAACTGAATTGACGTTGCGGAGTTCGCACACCTGCCATGACTGGAGTTGGTAAACTGATTTGATGTGTGCTAATTGCATCGTAATAGTCTCTGACGTAGGCCAAGCGGGTGCTGGCTGGATACTTACTGAACAATGTGGCAGCAATCAACACATACGCCACTTGTGGGGTTTCGTATATGGTTTTGGTAACACGATTTTGCACCAGGTACTTGCCACGGAATTGTTCCATGGCAGCATAGGTAAGATTTTCGTCACGTTCGTGGCGTACAAAACTATTGATGCGATCCCACTCGTCTGCTGAGTAAGTGGTCAATAGTTCAGCATCGTAGAACCCACGCTCAACATTGAGCTTGACCAGTTCATGCAAATGGCATGGAGTGAATGTGTTGTACACTTGTTTGCGTATGTGATAGCAAATCAAGCGGCCAGCAACATACTGATAATTTGGAGTATCCTCGCTGATTAGATCAGCTGCACTTTTGATCAAGGTCTCTTGAATGTTTGCAGTTGGGATACCATTATAAAATTGCAGTTGGCTTTTGATTTCAACTTCAGATGCTGATACTCCTGTGATTCCTTGTGTGGCCCAAAATACCACTTTATGTAATTTTTCAATGTTTAATGGCTCGCGATTGCCGTTGCGTTTTTGTACTTGTGTTTGTGTCATTTATTCAGCCTAGATGTTGATGTAAAATTGAACTATCCAGCTGGCGTTGGATGGTGAGTTGTGTGGATTCGATATTTAACACTACCCTGGGTGCCCAATTCATTATATATTTCCCATGTTCAATTAGGACTAAATTATCAGTTTTTGTTTGAACAAGTGATGCGTGTATGTCTGTTAGGTTGTTAATCATCAACATAGTATACAGCATTCCAAGCCCGCGAGCAAGCTCACAATAGGTGTTGTCGGCCAATAGATCCCAGGGGCCGGGCCAGTTTTTGACCTCGTCCCATTTTAAATGTCTAGCAACTATTGGTACGCGAAACCACCAGTCATTGATCACTGCCACTTGAGTTGCAATGTCAGCGGTGGCAAGATTAGTACGCAGTTGGTGCCAATCTGCCAACTGTTCTTCAAACGTGTTTGGCCACATTAGGATAGGTGTGAAATAGAGTAAGTTAAAGTTCCGTCTACACCAGTGTTAGATGATGTAAACAACACCGATATCTGATTTCCAGCTTGTGTAGCCGACAAAGTGATGCCGGTGCTAGAATTTTCAGTATAGTCGTCGTTGTAATTACCACCGTTGCCGGTCACGGTCAAAATACCGTAACGAATATTGCTGTCGCGTTGAATAGAGTACTGCATTTGAAACGCCTTGGTATACAATTGATTAACAGATAAAATAGTCTGATTGACCACGTTGTTGACCAATGTGACTGTTTTACCTGTTTCTCTAGTGTATGCTCCCATCTGCAACTGAGTGCCACCCGACATGGTCTGCCCAGCTGTAATAATTTCTATTCGGGGGATTGTGTAGGCATCTGCATCTGATCTAGTGAACAAGTCATGCACCGACACATTGTTGTCATTGTTAAAGGTAATAACCGGTGATATTGGACCAGTGTTGCTGATACCAAAGCCTACATTGTTAAACGCATTATACGCCGACACGTTGAGATTGATATCTCCATATGAAATTGCTTCTGCGTAGATATTGTCAAACACATTGTGTAGTGCACGGAAGTTGCTGGGGTTGACGTCTAGTACAATGCCTTGATATAATATGTTAAACAAACTGTTGGACACAGTGATTCCGTACATGCCTGCGGTGGTGTTAAATGCATAAGTGGTATTAGTAAATCCGCATTTGTCAAATGTAATGTCAGTACAGGTTAACACTCCGTCGCTGGCGAATCTCACCGCAGCATTGTTTGGTAATGGGGTAATTCCTGAGTTCTCAACGTCTGTCAAGGACAAGGCACCAACAAAATACACACTGTCAAACCAACACTGCGATGCGCGATCAACTAGGAAAACATCAGTTGATTCAGCTGATTGAAAAGTCATTGAATTTATCTCAATGTGCTTTGGCGGCGTTGCTCCGTTGGTGCCAATGTTTACCCCAGTCTGTTGTAAACTATCACCATACTGTGCCACATACGCAGGTACACTGCTGTCTTGTGTGTCTAAATAAATGATTGAACAGTCGGCGCCTTCACCAATTAGTTTGGCATAGGTAGGAATTACAATGGGTGAACTGGTTCTATAAGTACCGGCTGGGAAAAACAAACTTCGACGAATCTGCGTATTGGTCTCTCGGCAATACAATTGAAACAAGGCTCGGTTGATTGCCGCAGTGTCATCAGCTAGTCCGTCACCAATAGCACCAAAATCTCGCACACTAGCATAGTCATCCAGCGTGGCTTGTAGTGTACGCACAATCGGGCTTGATGGTGACTCGCCGGTTTGAGCCTCGTATCCCACTGCTATGTCTTTGTAGGTGTAATTGGTGAGAACTGTGATGTCTGAGAATTCAGTCAGTACCTCGGTGTTGCCAATAACCGGGGCACCATCTTGTAAGGTACCGTTACCAATGAATAGCTGGCGTGTGTCTAGGCACCAGCCCAATTCAGCGCCGGCCAACTGCGGCAGGTCTTCGGAGTACCCTTTTCTTTGCGTAATCTGGGAGATTTGTACTATAGCCACTTGGAATTCCTCTATTTGTCAGTATTTAGCTGACCAAGTAATACATTTCAACCCGTTTGAGCCACTCGTTATGCCAGTGTGCAAATTCATCGTCTTTGATCACATACTCTGTATACACAGGTTTATCCAGTGATCCGTCGGGTAACTCAGCTGGCTGCATGGCCATCATGATCACCCCTGTTTTTATGTCTGTGCCATGAGTGTGATTGTGTGCGGCTGCATAGGCTGCAAGTTGAATAAAATAGTCGTCAATCCACTCACGTTTTTTGGGCTTGTTTGTTTGCTTAAAATCAATAATTGCAGGTTGCCCTTTCCAAATACCAAGGCAGTCTGTTGTGCCAGCGTAAAGCCCACTGTAGTACACAGGAACTTCTACTCCCCAAAATTCATCCACATTGCACAAGCCTTGTAGAATAACTTCTGCGGCCATGAACCAACTGGGATGAGCAAAGGGATTACCAGGCAAGGGCTTCATATCTGTTTGCAATGCATAGTGCTCAAGATAAGCATGCATTCGTGTGCCTCGGCTGGCTGCTTCTGTGGTAATTTCTTGCGCCTTGACTTCGCCTACTCTCTTTTTCCAGTTAGCAAGAGCTTGACGTTTTTCCTCAGGCTTGGTGCGATCTAGGATGGTAGTAACGCTGGGCACTTTAGAACCGTCAGGCAAACAATAGTGTCGCTTTCCTTCAACAGTTGTTCGATTAAGCGGTGCATAGTTATATCTTGTGTTGATCATATTTTTTTAAAAAAGTTCTGGCCATTTCAGCATGCCATTGTGGTCCCGGGTGGTCGTCTCGTCCTTGGTCATGAATGCTCATGTCAAAGTCATGTATGTTGTGTTCGTAGACTGTGTAATTATTAACTGTGGCAAGTAGTCCTACCATGGCACGATTTCTCTGTCGTATGTTATTAAAATTTTCATCTGTTAACATTGTTGGAGTGTATCCATTTTGCACATGTGGATACACTGTTGCTATTTTTAATTCTTGATATTGTTCGTACCTGTAGATATCTGTCCATAGCACAAATACAATGCTGGGAGTGATTACTCCACTGATATTGTATAATGTGCGAGCAACTGCATCACCTGAGCTTCCGCCAACCCCAAAATTATAAACTACGTGTTGTGGGAAATTCTTTTCAATCTGTGCAACCCAACTGTCTTCGTAGTTTATTCCTATTGCTTCAGTAAAGCTACATCCTATGCAAATAATACTTGGAATTGAATTGGTTAGGTCAAACTCTCTAGTACGATATCCATAGCTGTTGTATTTGTAAACAATGGAGGTTTTGGTGTATCCAGGCTTGGGAGATTTTTTAAAGTTTTCCTCAGTATCAGTTCCAGACCAAAACAAAGTGGCACCGCACCTAGAAGATATTTTGGGTATATATCCGCGTTGCCAGTAATTGTTCATTTCACTCGAAAACTTTCTCCACAGCCACAACGGTCACGTTCATTTGGATTGCTAAATTCAAATCCCTCATTTAGTCCGTTGCGCACAAAATCAATAACTGTTCCGTCAAGATACGGCTTGTTTTTGGGATCTATAAAAATTCTCACACCATTGCTGTCATAATGTTGAACACAGTGCAAATGAGGATTGTCCACGTATTCCAACACATAGGCAAGGCCCGAACAACCAGTAGTGCGGACGCCAACTTGTATGCCCAGGCCTGATCCACGCTTGGCCAAAGATGTTTTAATTTTGCAAGCTGCCTTGTCAGTTATTGAAATCATCAGTGTTTGCTTCTGTAATCGGCCACTGCGGCCTTGATAGCATCTTCTGCTAGAATACTACAATGTATCTTGACTGGGGGAAGGGCTAGTTCTTCGGCGATTTGGGAATTTTTGATTGATCCTGCTTCGTCGAGTGTTTTTCCTTTGACCCATTCTGTAACGAGGCTTGAGCTCGCGATAGCCGATCCGCAGCCATACGTTTTAAATTTTGCATCTGTAATAACACCTGTAACATGGTCAACCTTTATCTGTAGTTTCATTACATCACCGCAAGCAGGTGCACCAACCATGCCAGTGCCCACAGTATCATCAATATCCATTTTGCCCACATTGCGTGGGTTTTCGTAATGATCAACTACTTTTTCACTGTAAGCCATTGTGCTCTCCTGTTATTAGTTACTGTTAAATGTTTGAGTAAACATTCGTCCGCGATAGTTAAATGTAACTATTTCACCTTGTTGAATTTGAACAGGAGTAAATCGGCACACTTGTCTTTGTTCTATTCTATTTGAATCTCGCCCAACTTCATTGCCAATGGCGCCGCCTATCAATGCTCCAATCACAGTGCCTGCCACTTGATCATTTCGATTGCTACCAAGTGTGCTGCCTAGCAATCCTCCAGCCACGGCTCCAATGGTACCAGAGCCTGTGTTGCTTTCGCGATAAAATTCCTGAACATGACATTGTTGTTGTTGCACAGTGACAAATCTTGGTTGCACGTTTACCACATAGACATCTTGTGCTGTTGCCAGTGATGCAGATACCAATAATGACAATGCTAAAAGTATTTTTTTCATAACGTTTCCTTTAAAAGGCTGCTAGCTACAAGTATACTACCTGCCGACTACAAAGTCAACCATCTTGGGCGACAATCAGTATGTGTATTTACTACTTGGGTCGTTTGGATTTTTGTACTGGGTGAATCATTATTGATTTGCCAGCAACTGGGCAAAATTTGCATTGAGGTATTACGTTATCAATGTTGGCCAAAAACTCACGCCCAGACTGGTCAAATTCATCAATGGTAAGGGGCCGGTAGCTGTGTAACAATTCCCGGTCCGAATCTGACAATGTTAGTTTGTGTTGAAGGTCAAATTCTGGCATCAGTGCCACTGGGCCGCATTTGTACAACGCACCGCGTATGAAATGATAATTTTTGTTCGTAGCAAACCCACATCCGTCATGTGCCTGAATTGGGTTGTTGTTGCAAACTGAATAACTACCGTCAGGATGTTTGGTTATTGCACTTGGCAAAAACTCATTCTGAATCCAGACTGGAATTCTAATCTTATTCTCATTATCTACGTAACAGTAGTCGGCATTGAAGGGATTTAAATCACGCCCAATAAGAACCTCAGCCCGACCTTGCAGAAATTGTCTAATTATTTTATCAATGTCGTCAAATTCTGCCATGTTGTGTAAACTGACACCTAGCCAGTTGCCCATGGTGTGATTGGATCGAGTGTGTAGGTTACGCACTGCTGAATACTCACTTTTGTTTTTTAAAAACAATTGATATAACCCACTGACATGATTGAGACGATACCCGTTTGTTAATATTTGTACGTTGCAATCCCAAATAGCATTGATTCCAGTTACCCACTTGATTAGAGATGGGTTTAGCAAAGGCTCGCCACCGAGTATGACTATTTGCTCAGGTTTGATTTTGGTGGCCCATTTAGAGTAAGTCTCAGCATAGTCATCCCAGTTTTGCCAACCTTTGAAATCAAAGTCGTTGAAACGATTACAACTTGGACAAGCCAAGTTGCAAACATTTGTGATATAAAATTCTAATTTGGGTATTATTACCCGGTCTGCGTCAAGATTTAGCTGCACGTTTGGCCATCTTATCTACCGTGGCCCGGGCTTGGTCAACACTCATGTCAGAATCGTCAACCTCGGGTTCGGCACCACGAAACTGTATTTCATTTGGTTCAACATTGGCTATCACCCCACTCAGCGGAGGTTGTTGGCTCAATGTCATCAGTTGCTGACGTGATAAACTAATACCCATGCCGTGAGCCAATTGAATAAATGCATCAGTTGAAATTGTTTTGGGGGCATCTGAATCAGATGCTCTTCCTAGCAAAAATTCAGCTAATGCAGCCAGTCTGGCAGAATCAACAGGGGCTGTTAGTTCATCTATTCGCATTATCGGCGCTCACGACCTAGTGACGATTTAACTTCGGTGTTGTCATCAGGTTCAGGCTCAACATCAACATCAACTTCTGCGTCAATTTCTGCATCAGGGGCTGCCATAGGATCCAATGCAGAAAAATCAGTATCTCCCGCGGCGTCATCCTCACCAGGTACAATTGGAGCTGTACCAGTAATTGATGCTTGAGCTGCTTCAAGTTGTGTTTTGCCTTGCTGTACTGCGCTGAGCAATGTACTAAGTGCCGCACTTGCTTGTGCTTGGAATGCAGTGGCCTGTTCAGTGCCCATGTCGTTTTTGATACTATCAGTCAATGCTGGCAAGTCTTTAAACTGCATTTCAGAAATTTCTTCAGTCATTTTTTGCACACGATCCAACATGTCCTGACTGGCCAAAACAACTTGTGCAGTTTGAATTTCGCTTTCCTTGACCATGCGCTTTGTTTTTGCGCCTTCCTTTTTCATGAGAGCAATTGCAGTCATGGTTTTTTGCTCTTCAGGATTTAGCGTTTGACCATTGCTGGCTTTTTGTATAGTCTGCTTGGTCTTGGCATCGTTGACATCAATTGCCATTGGTGCTTCTCCCACTTCAGCTAGATGACTTTGCAGAGCTTGCTCCATCATGATTAGCTTTAGGTAGCTAGGATCTTGTTGACTTTGATAAAAGTCCGGAGTAGATCTGGCTTCTTTCACCAGTGAACGTACACGGCGCAACATGTGTTGTGCCTGCATAGGGTTCATAGATTCGACCGCCAGGCGTTTACCTAGGTGTGTTTCGAATACTTTGGCGATTGTCTTTGTTTGACGCAGGGCGCCTAGTTCGTTCAATTTCATCGTTAAATCCTCTTATTTGCCAATATTTAGCCAAATCGGCACATTTGTCTAGTCCGATTTCAACTGTCTTTAAAAGCCCTTTTTTAGCTTCTAATTTGGTTAGTGCAGTTTCGCGTATTTCTGGATTACGAAACGTTTTTGTTAACTGGGAAGAAAAACTCACATCGTCTCTGAGACGGCGGCGTTTAGTGTCTAGCAGAGTGATTTCATCTGCTAGACGATGTTGTCTATATTTGTCTGCAATGCACCAGCTCAGGGCTGTTCTGATATTGTTAAAACACAGTGTCTCACCGTGACGTTTTTTAACTTCAACTGTGTCGATATTTTTAATAATAGTATATCGATCAAAGACTTCGTATCCTTGACCAGTGTTGATAATCATGTTGTTCTTGGCCAACTCATAGTCGGCAGACAAAAGCTGTTCTAGGCGGTTGAATGTTGTCTGAGTGATCATTGGTGTGATTATTTAAACACGTACTGGGTCAACAGATATGAACATGCTGCAACCAAAATGCCAATGATACCAACTCCCCAGGTAACAACACGATCATTGTTTTTAGATGCCATTGCTTCAACTGTATGTTGTACTGACGATATAGACGCTACCAAACTTGAAATTTTTCCTTCAAGAGACTCTAGTTTTTCTTCAATAAACCGATACCTCTCGGCACAGAGCTCAACATGGGCTTCAAGGTTTTTCTTCTCTATTTCTGTAGCATCAGACATACAAATCCTTTTTTTTATTTAGCGGGATTACACCAGAACCATATATTCGGATTGACACCGTCGGGTACTAGAGTAGAGACAATTTGACTAGATTCTGTTAGATCCAGAATCATAGGAACATCACGGCAGTCTTGAATCAGTGCGCCCACTGGATTGTCTGCTAATGTAATGGTTTCAATTGATTCAATAACAAAATCAAATTGCCAGTATTGTGTGGTATCGTGCGTGACAATCACCGGATTTGTTATGTCATCTGGTAACACTCGCAACGAGATCAATTGGTTTAATGTTTCCCAATTTCGTTGTTGATTTCTAGCATGATGCCAGTCATCGATATTGCTGATGGTGGTTCCGCTATCATCAACAAAGGGTATGCGTGAACTTTTGTAGTGACTTCTCACCCCGGTTGCGGTGATGTCAAAAAGTGTTTTGCATTTTATTTGATGGGCCATGGCCTGTATTTAACGGCCAAGAAAAACCCTGGAATTAATCCAGGGTTTTTTATCAATTTAGAATTGATTAGGCTAGTTTGAAGCCTGGGTTTGTGACCAATGTGCCGGACACGTTAACACCAGTAACTGTGCCATCGCTAGAAGTGATCTGCACGTTGCCCAATGCCTGCAGGCTGGTTTGCAATGTGGCCGCAGTCCAAGCACCGCTTGGGTACACGCCAACAGAGATTTGACCTGTGTTGTCGCCTTCGACCTGGTACATAGCAATAGTAGCTGTCTTCTGAATGTCTTGGTTGATTTGAACCACAACACCCGGAGTGAACACGCCGCCCGAATAGGTACCAAGTTGGTCACGCAAATCAATTGCGCCAGCAGAACCGTCTTTGACTAGAATTTTGAAAAAGTCTAGTTTAGGACCAGCCATCTGCACTAGTGCATCAGTAGCGCCGATGTTACCGGTCTGAGGACCGTTGTTGATGTCTAGCGCAAATACTGGTTGCGCATCACCATTGAAAGGTGGAAAATATGCCATTTTGAATCTCCTAATTGTTAATGGGCCTTAGCCCTACACTTATTTATACCAGATATCAAAAAACACTTACTTGGGGTTGTTTTGTGCGGCGTTTCCTGCTGAAAATACGCCACGATTTACTAACTTTACCAATCCAGTTTTTGTTGGCACAACAAAGCCCTCACCCTCGGCAGCACCAGCTGTGCTTTGGCCAAGTCCTTGCACTTGTTGTTCCAGTTGCTGGGCTAGATTCAATTTTAAATTATAAATTGCATTCCATATAGCCAACAACCCTACATGGGCTTGACTTGGTACCGGTTTATTTGCTGCATCTAGTGTGTATAACTTGCCTGGAACATTATTAGTTTTGGCATTGTATTGCCCACTTGCATCTGGGTTACCTGTAACCAGGTCGCTGTATTGTTTAGCACTGGATTTTGTTTTTAACCAGTTGGGCATGCTGAGAGTTGTGCCCCCAATGATGCGCTGATTAAAGTATGTTTGCATTTGAGCTCGTGTGCTGGCTGGAAGAGAATTCAACAAGTTGTCCACTGCTGTGCCATAGGTGCTGACTGCTTGCTTGGCCGAGTTGATCAATCCAGGTGGTGCAGTTAATTTGAATGTGATACCAACATTGGGCTTGATAATATCAACGCCACCTTGCACATTTTGCAGACCCTTGCCGTCCCAAACTTGCGCTGTTTGATCGCCGAGATTGGCAAACTGTTGGTGTACAACTATGCCCCCAGTTTTGCCGGGGATAGTCTGCCCAAGTTCGCTATTAGCGGGCACTGTGTATTGCACAAGATTGGGTTTGAATGTGTAGTTGCCACCTTGTGGTTTCAACTCGCCGGCCCACATTAGATCGCCCCAGTAGAATCCTGGACCCACTGTGGCTGCATCCAGGCCTGGCCATATTGCTTTGAGTTTGGGATACAGGTCTGTTCTTAAGTTGCCAGATTTTTTCTGTTGATCATACTTGACCCAGTCCTCGGGACTCTGTGCCGGATACTTGGCATCAAACATGTACTTGTCCATTACAGCCAAGCGGCCATTGGGCAATCGTCCCCAGATCAAGGCAGGTTTACCGTCCCACTTGATGGTAGTTTTGCTGGCATTGGCAATTGCCCCTTGAAGGTCTTGTATGGCTTTGCTGGCCGCAGTACTGCCGCCTAGAAAAAACGCATCTTCGGGGTGTGGTATTCTAGGGTCTTTTTTCTTGACAGGTGCTTCATCTTCAATGATAATGTGGTATCCTTGATTGATAATTCTGTCACGCAGACGTGCCATGAAACCGCCTTCACTCTCTTGTACCTGTCCGGGTTCTTTCAATCCCTCACGAGCAAGATATTCGCGGAAGTCTGTTAACTTGGCATCTCGATTTGGATCCTTGTCTAGAGTGGCGTAGATACTCTCAACATTTTTAAGATTATCTTTTGTGGCATTGTTGCCCAGTATGGTTCGAGCCAATTGATCAGGATCCAGCGACACCACTTGATTTGTTTGTCGATCAATCACTCCATTAGCGCCAACCTTGAGTCCGCTGTGCTTGGCTAGGCTACTCAACAACACGTTTCGAGTCATGCCCTTGTAGACTGAATTTGTGCCGCCACCATAGTAGAACACTCCCCAGTCTACGTTGGGGAAAAACATAAAATCTGTTTGAACATACCCTTGCTTGGGGTCTCCATTGATGGGAGTTCTCAAATGAACCTCGCCACCTTTTTTGATCCAAAGCTTGGGATCTTGACCCATGCTTGTGACCCATTTGTTTAGTCTTGCAAATACTTCATCTTTAGAGATTTCGTTGCTGTCTACAGCAAGATCCATGTCGCCTGATGTGGGTGCTTTTCCAGTACTGCCCAACCACTTGACTGGCATCTGTGTTTCTTGATCAATTGCACTGGAAAAATCAAGACCGCTTATTTTTTCCAACCAGTTGACTGTGCCCGGTACATCGGCTTTGTTGATGCGCTGTGTCAGTGGCTGACCGCTTGCGTCTTTAAATACATTTCCGCCTTCAGCTAGCATCACTTTTCCTAACACTGCGGGTAAATTTTGTTGAATCACGATCCCGGATAGCATTCAACAACTTTCGAACTAGATTCTCGGCTTGATCTTCCGAGTAAGATTCCTCAATCTGTTCAATTAATCGTATGGCCGAGGCAATAACATTACTCGCACGACTTTCAATGATGTATTGGCGATCTCGATTTGCATTGCGTTCAACGTAAATAGCGTCTAGTTCTTCTAGAATGCTGCGAGTTTTCTTTTGCATAATAACCAAAACCTTTTTTTTATTTATGGGATAATATTTAATATTAGGAATTGTTTAAATTATGATTGTTTGATTTGTCCCAGCAATTGTTTGAGCTTGCTGCTCTGCACTTCGGCTGCAACTTTGGGTGCTTGTTCCCAGGCCGGTGTGCCTGTTGCCTTTTCCCAGGTTGATTTACTACTAGCATTGCCTTCAACTTCATCGGCGGCCTTGGCTTGACTCTTGGCCTTGATAGACTCGTATATGCTGGGTTTATTAAAAAATCCGCCACTGTTTTCTTGGTCGCCGCCTTCGTCTGTAATGCGCATGGTTTCAATGTTGTATTCCAAATCAATTTTTTGTCCTACACCTGTTGAACTACGACTCTTCATACACTGAATCTGATACTTGCCACGTTCTTTCATGGCACGTGACGTAAAGATGCCAAACACATTATCTGCTGTGTTAATCTTTGAAATGCCGCCTGAAATGTGTGAGTGATCAAACTCAATTTCTTCCACCGCACTACGATTCAACTGACTTGCTGTGACCAGCAATATGCCAAGTTCCTTGGCCAAGTTTCGTAATTCCTCACTTACATATTTGTCCTTGACAAACAAGTCGTTGGGACTGACCTTTGCACTCACTGGCATCAACAAATCAAGATAGTCAACCATCACAAAGTCCACTTTGATACCAGTTTGCACTTGTACTTCTTTCAAGTAACTGCGCACATCATTGATGTTGCTTTGTGCTGGCAAACCTTTTACTCGATACTGCCCCGACTTCTTCCCCACCATTTTAACCTTGAGTTCGGTGGTATCAATGTCTTTGCGAATGTCTTTGGTGCTCATACTGGTCAACATAGCGTCAGTTCTCAGAGAAGTTAACTCTTCTGACAGTTCCAGCGTGATGTACACACCGCTGAGTCCTTGTTGCAACCAGTTCAGCGCAATGTTCATCATCACAAGTGACTTGCCTGATCCAGAGCCACCTGCAAAAATATTCAACTCGCCTCGACTAAAGCCACCGTACAACAATCTGTCTAGTTGTGGCCAACCTGTGCTAACTTGGCCGCCTGAGTTGAAATACTTTTCAATACGGGCCTTGGGGTCAGCAAAATAATCTGTACCCATGTCCTTGGTAAGCGAAATTTGCACTGCGTCTTTGATTAGTTTCTCAACAGGATCAAAGTCTCCTTTCTCAAGCATGTCTGCTGCCTTGAGAATCGCACGTTCTAACTCTTGTCGTTTGGTAAATGATTCAAATTCTGCCATGAACCATTCAAAATGCCCCTCGTTCAAGTCGGGCACATGTGCCAACGTTACATTGCATGCGGCTGCAATTTGTGATCGGTCAGGTAATGTCTTGTATGTGTTGCTGTGTTCTTTAATAAACTCTGCGGCTTTGCGCAAACTTTTATCAAAGTTTTCTGGGTTGTAGATATTTTGTACGCGAACATAACTGGCCGCATCCTCTAACATCATTTCTAAAAATAATTTTTGGACATCAAGTCCGTACTCTTTTAACAAGTTGTTTCCTTAATCAAGTCAACCCAAGCACATGGGTATCTATTATTGTTTTTACTTCCTGATAATTTGTGCACAAATTAGAGTAATTTATGTCTGCATGCACAAAATTAAAATTCTGTTGAACTACAGTTTTTCCCAAAATTAGTTGTGGAACATTGTTCAAATATAAATCGTAGTCAAATATATCGTATGGTATCTGGTGTGATTTTAAATCAGCAATAACTTGATGATACCGACGATGTTCAGCAAGCCAAGAATTTAAAAAATTCATGTTGACGGTAAATTCAACTGGTTCAACTGTTTCAAATCGCGAGTAGTGAAACTTATCAACCACCTGCTCAGCATAGTAAAGACTGGCACAACAATCAACTAGATTATTTCGTGTTGTTACTACTAACTGCATTGGTACTTCTGCAAGCAACTTAATTATGTCAACAGCAGTGGTATTGTGTTGATATAAATTGGTGCTCAATAGTTTCATCACTGAAGATTTTTGTCCGGCTGCCCAGGTATAGACATCATGTGCAATTTCGTCTCCACAGAACGGTTCGTTTAAATTTTTAAAATTAAACAATCTAGCCAATGTAAGCTGTAGCACCGTTGTGGCAGTTCTTGGCAATCCAAAGATTAGTATGCTAGCTGTCATGCTGTGTCAACTTTTTCAACAGTTGCTTTTTGCGCATTTCAATTTTGATCTTGCTAGTTTCTCTAGCTTGCATGATCATTACCAATGTTGCCAGCTTACCATGTGCTATTACAGAATCGTTTACATCTTTGCAATTGCCCCAGTTGGGAATACTAACTGCCCAGCCCAGTTCCACTGCACGGTCAATCAAGTCAATCCCGGCCTTGTCCTGGTCAGGGATCACAGTGACTTGTTTACCCAAATTGCGTATAAGCCTTGCCTGTGTATCACTGATTGTGCTGTGCATCACAGCCAAGCCCGATATAGATAGTGCACAAAACACACCTTCCATGACCAGCACATGTTCCCAATCAGAATGTTGTAAGTCAGTACCAAATACATATCCCGGTTGTGTATGATTGATGTACTTAGGGATTTTGTTATCCAGCATCCTAGCACTCCACCCAACTACTGTGTTATCCCATGTAAAGGGAATGATCACTTGTGGGCGTGTCCAGTGGATGTTGTCGTTTTGCACTGCTGTTAAAAACGGGTAATCATCTGGTGCACATCTTGATCTCAGGTACTCCCACTGAACCTGATGCTCGGGGCTCACTGGTTCGGCATAGGGAGGAAACTCGTCAAACTCTTCAAATTTGATGTCTGCTAGATTGTTAACTATGCGTTGGCGATCTTCCAGTATGCCATGTATATTTTTATACTTCAAACTTTCAAGATTCAAATGCTCAATCTCGCTGTCGGGCACTCCCAGCCAACTCAACAGTTTCTTGGCCTTGTATGATACGTTGCGTCCCAGAATAAAACTGGCTTTGTAGCCACAGTTGAAACAATGATAACTCCAGCCTTGCTCATTAGCTTTGAGCCCACCACGTTGACGCTTGTCTTGTTTTTCCCCGTTATGGGAACAACAAACTGCATTGAAACTAATCCAGCCCGATGGAGTTTGCTTTCTCTTACCTGGCAAGTATTGGACTATATCTATCATCAAACAAGTATAACACACTTGCCCCGGGAAATCAACTCCTCTCGGGCAAATTATCTATATGTGATGAGATCAACGTTGCCGTTGTTGATTCCAAGTTCCAATCGCAAATAAGGATGATATCCTTCAACGTTGATGCCGCGACGATCAGTAGCATTGGTAAATGTTAATTCGGACACAGTATTGCCAGATTGCAAGTCTTCAAAGGGAATAGAATACCATTCCACAGTGTTTGAAGTTGCATCTGTTGCACCCTGAACTGCAACTGTCCCAGTAAAATCAACTGGATCCAGTTGGAATGTGGTCAAGCTAGAGCCATCGGTGGTCAAGGTACTGGTGTAGTAAATTGAGCTGTCAGGTGCTTGACTGGGAATAGTCAGCACTTGACTTGCAACAAACGCTGGGAATACAGAATTAACAATGTTGATGTCTCCCCTGGCTCCACTGTAGTCATCAGTAAACACTGCTTGGTTTAACACCCCCGATGAAATTTCAATGCTCCAGCTTGCTGGTTGTGCTTGAAAATACGCTGTGTCCGCAGCTGGTATGGTTACTTTGGATCGACCCAGCGTGTTGCTGAGACTTACAAGTTCTTTTGCGTACAAAAGATTTTGCCCATCCTGACTGATAATACGGAACGTGAAAGTCGCTCCGGTGATGTTCACGGGCTTTTGATCTTGATTTTGGAACTGGAACAATATCACATTGTCCACCCCAAGGTTAAGGGTTAATGATTTTGCGTACACTGGCTTCCATCTCCGATCGAAATAGGCCCCCGTAACGTCAACCAAAAGTACGGTCTGAATTTGCTGATATAAATAGGCTGTGGTTGCATACATAGGAATCTCCAACAATATTTATGGGCGAAAATGTCTTTAAGACTCTAACAGAGCGATACCCTTTTATCACGCTATGCGTGTACGCAGACGCTGAATATCTGGGTGTGGTACAAAACCGAGACGAGGTGGTTACCACCATCTATGACTTTGGTATGATAGTTGATCCAGTTCAGAAAAAAGTGTTTCTTGAGCTGGCATCTGTCTGGTGGTGGGAAAGCAATCGTAGCATACCTATCAATATATTTCTTAAAAATGAGTGGGATCCGTTCCGTTTGTATCTAAGAACGTTTGCCAACAAGGATCTTGAAATCTTGCATGGGCCAGTGTGCAGCCTTAACGATATCTCTCGTAGAAAAAGCAAACGCAGATCCATTACTCTGGTCAAACGCCCAGATTAACAACGCTACCATCAATTAAGCAGATTCATGTGCAAAGCCACCAAGGCTGCATAACTCACTGCATGCGACTTTTTAAAAGTATACCCTCGGGTAGAGTTGCCGTCCCAAACTTCATCAAAAATTTGATCCCAGCTTTTGTTTTGTAAATGTGCTTTGCCCGGGCGTATCAACGAGATAAATGCTGCCATTCTAGGGATACTGTCCGGTTTCATGCTCTGTAATAAATTGGTATAATTTCCCACGTGCACCAGCTGCTGACTCCATTCGGGATCTAGCCATAGCCTAGTCCACGGGGGTGTGGCTGTTAACATTTGTTGATAGTGCGCAGGGCTGTTTATCAATTGATACACACCCATGTTTAAAAAATCTATTTTAAAATACCCACGGTGTTCAGCTTCCTCATATTCAATTGCCGAACACTGGTTCACAGGATCATAAGGTATGTCTGTTACATACACCCCGGAGTTGTGACGTCGCACCTGCTCCTGCACAACTTGCGCGGCTGGAGTGTGCTGAATCAAGGACAATATCTTGTTTCTGTCAGCAAAATCAATGTCAATGTCTGCGCTCATGGTGTCTTATTAAAGTACTGGTGTATTTGACTGCTGTGAGTAAACCACTGTGTTTGCTCAAATGGCAACTCTTTGTTGTAATGTAGTTCTAGTTTAGCACTTAGATAACTTTCTTGCAAGAGGTCCAGGCCAGATATCACAAAACTTTCACCAGTTACTATACTGTTAAACAAAAAGTCACACTCGGTCTTGGTGTACTTGTAGGGCTGTCGTTTTAGGAACTCGTTGTGTACAGATATAAATTCATGACTGGGAACAAAGTCAAACCCAAAAGTTTGGGCAACTTTTTTTAATTGTTCTGCAAACAAATCAGTTTTGTAAAAACTTGTGTATGGAATTACAAAAACATTACCGTTTGTGTTGTAATTCATTTGCTGTTGTATTAACATTGGCCATGACTGATCTGGGATCTTGAATGCCAGCTTAAAAAATTCTCGTAGAATATATCTAGGACAGTCTGGCTGCTCACTGGTCAGTGTCAACAATTTCAAGTTGTGTGTGGTCATACACTCGGTTTGTATCCAGGCCGGCAACTGATTGAATTCATCTACAGTAGCAATATCTGGCCAGGATTCATCTTTGACTGCTTGATAACTATCTCGAAGTTGATTTTTAAAAAACTTGTCAATAATGTTATCCAGGGCGGGTTTGTAACTAGAGTTGTTGAGCTTGTGGAATGTGTTTTGTTCCAGCAACTCATTGTCAATGCCAAGCCCGCCTGCTCGCAACAAACATATAGACATCAACGGCAATAGGTCATCGGGCAATAGCTGAATTGACAACATGTTGTAGTCATTGGGCAAGATTGATAAATCAGTGTAATGGTGCCCTGACAAAAATTCCACTGGTGATCCCGGTATGTGCCAGCTGCCATGCGATGATCCTTTTGTATCAAAGGGCGGTCCATTTGTGTCCAGGCCAGCAATAAAGTGATTGCACACATACTCTAGATAAGCGCCATGGGCACCTGGTTGGAAGTCGATATAAATCATCACCAGCCTGTTTGTTTTAAAATATTTCGCACATAGTCAACTTCATCTGGATTGTCCTTGAACTTTTTGCTCCAAAAGTCTGTATCAATGCATGACCATATTATGGCCAATTGACTTGGATTTATACGTGCTAGAAATTCGTTGCCCGAATCACAATTGTACAAAATCCAGGCACTAACACGCCCGGTACTCACCGCATAACACAAGGCATTGTCATTGCCATACCGCAAGTAGTCTGCTAGTGGGTTTTGTGTTTTTTCTTGCCATATCTGGGCTTCTTCAATTGCACGAGTCAATGCATCAGCTATGTTTTCCACACGCAAGTACTCGTTCAAGTACTCGGTATACACTGCATCATTGCACCAGTTGTCAATCTTTTTGTTCTGTCTCACAACCCACTCTATAAATCTTGGTGGGTTTACAGCACGAATGGCCTGTATGTGCCGGCCAAACTTTACAAACGCACGATAAAACGAACTGCCAGCAAAGTCATCAAATGTTTTGGCCTTGGCAGATCCTTGGGTTATCTCATAGAATCGCAAGTATGCGCGAAGTCCAAGTTGTACTCCAACTTCTTTCTGCTCTAGAAAGCGTCTCTTTTGTTCACATACGTGCACAGCCAGCGTTTTTTCTTTTACAAAACTACGGCTACAATGTTGGCAAACAAATGACATGTTGTTGGGTGCGTGATCCAGTGTTGATAGTAAGAACAATTACAGTGCTCCGTCAATGCCCATGTCCTTGAGATATGACGATAGTTCTTTTTTAGAATTAAGCTGACTCATGAGTTCAATTTCATCCATCTTCATATTTGGGTACAACTTCATCAAAAGTTTTTTAACATCGGTGGTGCCTTTGTCTTTTTTCTTGGGAGAGATCCAATTGTGTGTATGGCATCCTGTATCAGGGCTTACTGCTGTGGCTCCCAGCCATTGCAACTTTGGATGTTTGTTGATAGAGAAAAAATGTTTGTTGAGATAATGGTTGCAACTTTGTACATAATACTCTTGCAACTCTCTAGGACCTGTAACTTGACTGCTCCACCGTATCATCAAAAAATTGCTGAACTTCTTGAGTTCGTCAACAGTCAGGCTATCATAGAAGTCTCGATCCTTGGTATCAAGTCTTGCCATCTCGTATCGTATGTTAAGTCTATCGCTCACGACGAACTCCTGTGACCACTGTGTTAAGATTGTTTTTCAAACGAAGAAATTCTTTTTGTAACTTCTCAATTGTTTTTTGTTGTTCCACTAGTTTTTCTTCCAGGATGTCAATTTTCTGCATTGCAGATTTAAGTGCAGTATCCACAACTGGTTTAACTGGGGCTACCACTCGTTCAGCCGATTCATCTTGTTTGTATTGATCCATTATATCACCATGCTTGATTGTAGTCAACTATTTCACAGTTGCGACTTACGTCTTTGACAAAATACACACATTCAGGTTCTATGTTGTCATTCAACGGCACACACAGCATTTGGCCATTCTTGAGTTTGGGTGCGTACCAAGTGACTTCATGATATACGTCAACAATCTCGATTGTGGGGAAGCTGGGTCGAAATCCAGTTAGTGGATTGAATTGAAATACTCTAAACCCCCTGTCGTTGATTGCTGTCAACGGCAGAACCTCTAGGTCTCCCAGGTCTGGCTCACCAATTAGAATTTGCCAATCCATGGGCATTTTAATTGTGTACTCGCCAATTTTGAGAACCAATGCTGGAGCATTAAAGCTTTCAAGAAAGATGAGTGGAATATAGTGATAATCAACATTGTTTGGATCCGAGTTGTCTAGAATTGAAAATCGCATGTCGTCGACTTCTTCAGGCAGGGTGTCCAAATCGTATGCAATGTTGTTTAAAGTTAGTATTCTCATAAAGTATATTATATATGGTTATTGTCTGTTAGTCAAGACTTAGCTGATTTTATTTTTAGCAATATCAAAATAGCTGTACTGCATGTGCAATCAATGTGTCTGGACTTGCAGAAAGATTGTCTACCGATTGCTGTGTAAACAAATCAAATGCCACCGACAGTCTTACTGGTTCAGTCACAATGCCGACTTCGTGATCGGCCCAGCAGGGAAAAATTGTGATGCCGCCAAGGCTGTTTTTGATGACTTCGTTACGAGCAGGATAATGAAACGTGGTTGATGTGTTGTCTGTCAAACTGATAAATCCACTCAAGTGATAATGAGGAGAATGCCAATGCATGCTCAAACTTACCCCAGCTTCTAGGATATTGATCCATCCCGATATCCAAAGAGATTTCTCTGGCTCAAACTCATATGCTTGTGAAAAATCATGATAGGCTCTGGCAATATCTTGCTTGAACCTGTGTACACTGGGCATGTCAAACTTGAAAAAATTATAACTGTCCCAGGGCACATGTCCCGGTGGAATATTTTGCCAATCCCAGTTGTGAGGTCTAACATACTGTGCATAGTTGTCATTCACAAACTGGTGAATATCCGCAAAGTCTGTGGTGCTGACTTGATCTTTCCAAATAGGCACTCGCATATCCAATGCAAAAGGGCCCGGCATTTGTATGCGTCTAACAATTAGCCTAGGATCTACTTGATGGTCATCCACTCTAGTTTCTCCTGTGTAAACGGATAATTGGCTTCTTTATAAAATTGTTTACGCTTGGTAAGGTGGCGTTTTGCAAACTTGCACGTTGACGTGATGTCCCAGATTTGGACATGGTCTTTGTCTTCTGCTTTTCTAATGCCTCGCCCAATACTTTGTATAACGCGGACAAAGCTTTTTCCGGGCTCCAAAAGAACCAAATTAAAAATACGGGGGATATTAATACCCACAGCGGCCACACCGTAAGTCGCCACAATAATCTTGCCAGTAGATTCTGCCACTTGATCATAATGTTCTTGCCTTTCTGTTCCTTTGGTTGCACCTGATACAAACACTGCCTGATCTCCCAGTCTCTTGACTAGTTCATGACCCGATGCCACTCGATCCACAAGCACCAGGGTGTTGCCGGTTTCATTGACCCTGGCAACCAAATTGGATATAGTATCCAATCTTCCAGACTCTTCAAGCAAGTATTTTAACTCGCTTTGATAATCTTTGTATTCCACATGGTCCACAAGTTGCACAACATTCACGTGACATTGAGCCAATACTCCCATGTCTTGCAAGGTGCTGGCAGCAAGTTTGCTGATCACTGGACCAAGACTAACATGCAATGCTTCTGATTCAAACTTTTCTTTTGGCACAGTGCCAGTTAGACCCCAGCGAATTGGGATATGAGCCATTACTCCAGTCAATAGAGTTTTCAATGCATCAGCTTTGGCCATGTGCACTTCGTCGACCATGACACAAACCACATCCTCAATAAAGTCTTGAATTGTCACTTCCCCGACTCCAGCCTTGGTGTTCTTTAACAACACATTCAAGCTTTGCCAAGTGCAAATGGTATGTGTTCGACCATGTTCTTTTCTATCACCAAAGTACACGCCCACATCTAGTCCTAGATTGATATAGTCCTTTTCAGTTTGTCGCACAAGATCTTTGTTGGGCACAATAACAATACTGCGCCCGTAATCTTGTACACTCCAGCTCAAGGCAGCTGTCATGATTGTCTTGCCTGCGCCAGTGGCCACTTCCTGAATACATTGAGGATTATTTAAAAAATCATTAATGATATCAATTTGATAGTCACGCAACACAATTGGTTGTCCTTCTGCCACATGACCCTTGGGCCACAAGTGATTGACAAATGTGTTTTCAGAAGTCAGTGCAAATTCAAATGTGGTTTTGTAATTGCGTTGATCATCTAGTTCAACATCATATCCTTCAGCCTCAAGCACCGGGATAATCTCTGGCAGCAAGTTTACAAATGTGCTGCCACCCATTTGAAAATAGCTGACCTTGCCATCCCATCGACCCAGTCGCACAGCCGGAAGATATCTTGCATACGGAATGTCATATTTGAATTTGTTAACTAGACGCTTGCGAGTGTCTAGGTCAAGTCCTTCAATTTTAACATTGACCTCGTCGTTTAGTATAAGGGTTGCTTGTTTCATTTAAAATATATGTTTGTTATGAGTTGTCTGCGTCTAATGTTATCAATTATTTCTTCTCTATTGCCAATGTTGATCAATTTTGCCACCTTGTATCTGTATGGATGTGCTAGTGGATGATTAATGCTGTCAATTCCCTGTTTGATAAAAAAGTCCTGGCAAGATTCAAAATAATTCTGCATGCGATCTAGATCCGGTACAGCATCACCAAATGTAACAACAAAGTCAGCCGAGTACTTACGGAATGGCTGAAATGCCAATTCGCCAATATACTCGTCGTTGTCAACCGACAAGTCCTCAAGAGTCTTGCCAATTTCAACGTAGTTTAAATACACAGCGCCAAACTCAGTAGCAGTTGTACCGTACTGCACCATCTGATCAATAGTCAAACTTGATAACTTGGGCATGCCATACCAAGTGCAAACAAACCTTGGAATTGACTGTCTGCTGGCACTCTCGGCGCGATGCACCAGTGTGTTTAAATCAGCCAATGCCTGCTGTACTGTTGCTGGCGCTGTGTTCCACCAGTCGCTTGTTTGACTATCCAATAGTCCGTGATAGATTTCAAAAATGTTGTGCAAATAATTCAACAAATCTTGATCATCAATTGTGGTGAACTCTCTGTTTACAATAGTCTCATATTTATTAATAACAGCAATACACTCACGTAACCGAGATTCAGCTTGTGCTCTTTCAGAGTTGCCACTATCAAATCCGTAAAATCGTCTAGCATCATCCATGGGCCATTTGTTGCGTAAATGCATTTTTCGCAACCATAGATCTGCTACAGGCGTGGGCTCTACAGCAAACTCCATTTCAAAATCATTGTCAAATTCAATTACTAACACAGTGGTCATTTAACTAGTATAACAGATACAAACACAGAAGTCAAAAAAAGAGGCACCGATTAAGGTACCTCTAAACAGATTGTCCAAGGAGCTAGCTTGATAAATGACAACCCGGAAACTGTTAAGAATATTCCTTGTCTATCTTGGTGTTGGTCAACCCAGCTAGTGTTTGAAACTGATCCCATGCTGCCTTGACAGCTGGGCGAGTTTCCAACTCTGAATCAGGCAATACTGCTTCCAGCCAAATCTCTGGACGGCGCCTTGGGTGTGCGCCAAACTTGCGTGGCTGATGCATTTTACCAGAGTCGTACAAGTCAATGCTGACACCGCGGAACCGATCTTCATCTTCGTCGGAGTATCCTGCCCATTCTGGATTGCTACCACCAAAAAAGCCTCGCATCAAGTTCGCATCTGATCCGCCAGCATAGCCTTGCCAAATGCCTTGCCATTGGTCATCATCATGTGGGTCAAAGTCTGTGCGGGCAATAACCACTAAGACATCGTCGATATCTACTTTTCCATCAACAATATCTCTTACGCAACGACTGTAACTAAGTCCAATTTTCATGTTATCCTTTTGCAGTAACTGTGGTCTTAAAAAGAAAACCACACAACACAGTGATACCCCAGGCCTGCAACCAAGTTACCTCAGCTACACCTGCAATGGCGCCAACCAAGCAACCATTCCAAAGCATGTACACGGGCCAACTCATTAAAAAACTCAGGGCCACTAGACTCACAAGAGCCAAAACACCTGCACCAATAACTACTATAATTTTTTCCATATTAGGCACTCTTCATGCAAGTTGTCTCAGCCATCAATCTCCACTTAGCAGGGAAGCTCTTGACCAAGTCTGCAATCTTGAGAGCCATACGCAAGCTCATCTCACGCAAGCGAGCCTGGTTGGTGTTCATGAACTCAATGATGTCATCTTGTTGCATCTCTGAAAAGTCATAGTCTTGGAACAGCACACCGTCCTTGGCAATCTGCTTGATACGCAGGATCTTGTCACGCATGGTGTCCAAGGTCAAGTCCAGATAGTGGCATCGGCTTTGCAATGCATCCAAGTGATCCCGCAATTTTTGCGACTTCATTTGATCAAACTTCAAGTTAGTGATAAAAATCACACTGCCTTTGAATTCAAATTGATCCGGGATGCCTTCGCGACGCAGAGTGCTGGACTCGCTCAACCAGGAGATCTTGCGCTTCTTGCCTGAGTCAAGAGCACCCTTGAGCAAGTTAAGAGCAACGTCATCCAGCAAGATGCTGTCGCAGTCATCAAACACCAGTACGCAATTGGCATCTGAATACTTGTACAGTGTCTGGTACAAACCAATTGGGGTGGCACTGCCTTTAACAACCTCGGCACGCAGTCGTTTGCCACTCAGTTTGTCAAACAAACAAGCTTTGTCAACTTCAGCTTCGACACCAAAACTCTTGCCCACACCAGGGGGGCCGCTCACAATCATGGCACGGATGTCACCTGCTGTGGCTGCTTTGGTCATCTCAGTAAGAATCTCAAATCGCTCACGGATCCGAGTCATTGCTTGCTCTTCAGTTTCTACTACCACTGGTTGTTTAACCTCTACAGTCTTGGGCTGGGCTGTCACAGTGTCTCCTCCAACAATTTCAATATCTTCAATGCCGTCAACACGCACACGCACCACGTCAAATTCGGGACCAAAATGCCCATCGCTTTGTACAGTTACAAAGCCGCCGCGGGCGCCTTTTGTAAAATCTTTAACAAGAGTAAACGCAACACCACGCACGTTTTGATTGCGATAAGTGCCTTTGTGTATTACAACTTGGGTCATTCCTAGCTCCTTTTTTAGTTTCTATACAAGTATTATAGCAAAGTTCAAATTATTGGTCAACCGGGGCAAACAGTTCTTGACCTTGTTGCATAAAAACAACAAAGGCTTGCATTGTGCGCTCACTGTAGACCATACGACCATGCTTCTTGATATCTTGCAGTGTTTCCAACAGGCCCATGCCCAAGAATTCTGCTTCTTTTTGTAACTGGTTAATTGCTGTAGCTATCTGCATTTCTGCTCCTTGTTTCTTACAATACTTCTATTATAGCAAATGGAGCATTTCTGGTCAACCAGAATTTGTGTTGTATTTTTACAACAATTTGAGATATTTTCAGTATTATTAGCTGATTTTTGGCTCATATTCAAATGGCTATATTGGATATTTGATTTTATAAACATTATAATACTCCATTTAATAACCAATTAATTAGTACAGCGAATTGATAATTTCTAGTCAACTGTTAGCCATAAAAAAACCCGCATAATGCGGGTTTTTATGAGATTATAATGATATTTTAATATTCTAAAATTTCAAAATCAAATTCTATAGTGGACCCTGATCCAACTGCCCAGCGCCATTCGCCGCCAATTGGGAATGTTGCAGTGTCGCGAATTTGCGGAATACCGTCAATTTTAATATTGGTCTTGCCGTCCGACTCAAAAGAATTGACGTTTGGATCTGCAAAAAATTCATCTGGTGGTGTTACCAATGTGGGAGTACAGTTTGCAGATGCTTGTTCTTTAGTCAATCCATATTTGGACTCAAATGCAGGGTTGGCCAATAATTGTATATCTGTTGACACTTCGTTGCCGGTAGTCGGCACATGTGCAGGCCAAGTAGCACCTGAGTTTAGCGCAAACGAATGGGAACCACGATAGTGGGTCACAGCAATATGACTCACTAACAAACTGCCGTTTAACACTGTGACACTGCAAGGAATTTGACCAGTTACCGATGTATCACTAGACCATTGGCATAGCGTGTCTAATTCGCCAAGATACGGTGATTCTAATACCCCTGCCACTGTGGGGGCAGTTCCAGTATACACTTGTGCCCCGTTAAAGTTCACTGTGATAGTTGCTGGATTTGCTGGGTCTCCCCATATTCTGCCAAGTAATCTGTTGCTTCGAGTAGTCATTTTTGTTTATCCTCTTTTGTTTATTTATCGGAAAGTTACAATCTCCAATGTTGCAATATATATTTATCCTGAACTTCGTGTGGCTTAGGGGTTCCGTGAAACACAATAACCCGCACCTTGGGATCAATCCTGCAACCTGTACCGGGGCTGTGATATTTACGTGTTTTCATGTTTTGACCGCCGTCGTTCATTTGCCATCTCCAGCTTTGTATCATGTCTGCATCAAACAAATTGCGGTGACGCTCGTCAATCACAGCTGAAAGAAAATCCTGGTCCCCCGGGTATCGTGCAGTTACTGTAGATGGCCCTTGACTCATAAATGATTCCCAAACATTGCTAAATCTAGTGGTATCCCAAAGCATGACACTGGAGTTAATACCAGCCCAGGCAGGACGTTGCAGATACCTAAAATCACGAATAGTAGAAAAATGACTTGGGGGAGCTTGTAACATCCAATCAATATTGCCAGTAATCACAACGTCAAGATCAAAATACAACAATTGGCCCGAAAAGTGATCAGGGTTAAACATCTGTATTTTGTACCACCAAGCACTTTTTGGTCCAGCTATGCCAGGCCAAGTGTCTAGCGTGTGCTTGATAAAAGGATCAGGAACCTCTCGTTCTTCTTCTGTGAATACATGCAGTTTTACAGGAAACGTTAAATTTCGACACAGCATGGCATAAAGTTTTTGAACATACGTCCATTGATAAGCGTCACCATGAATCACACATGCACAGTTTACTGTATAAGTTTGGTTTATCATAAGGATTAATATTTACCGTTATGTACATACATAAATATCTTTATGAAAATCGTACTTGTTACAGGTGGGTTTGATCCCATACACTCCGGACATCTTGCTTACTTCCAGTCAGCAAAACAACTAGGTGACAAACTCATCGTTGGGCTCAATAGTGATGCCTGGCTAGAACGCAAGAAAGGTCGTGCGTTCATGCCCTGGTCAGAACGTGCTGCCATTGTTGCTGCCTTGCATGTGGTTGATCGTGTGATTGATTTTGACGACCAGGATGGCACAGCAATCGATGCTATTCGTAAAGCCAAAGAGATATTTCCCAATCATGAGATTGTGTTTGCCAATGGTGGAGACAGAACTCAAGACAACATACCCGAGATGGTGTTCGATGATGTGGAATTTGTGTTTGGTGTGGGTGGAGAAGATAAGAAAAACAGTTCTAGCTGGATTCTTGAAGACTGGAAGAAACCCCGAACAGATCGCGCCTGGGGGTACTATCGTGTGCTACACGAAGTAGGCGGCCACGTCAAGCTAAAAGAACTCACAGTAAATCCCAAGACATGTTTAAGCATGCAACGACACGAAAAACGTGCAGAGTTTTGGTTTGTAGCCGAGGGTGAAGCCACAGTGTACACAGTGGATCCACACAGCACAGATCGTGAGCTGGCATCAAGCCCTGCCCGGCATCAGTCAACTTGGATTAGACTAAATGAATGGCACCAGTTGTGCAACGAAACTAACGAGCCGTTAAAGCTGATCGAAATCCAATATGGCGAAAATTGTGTTGAAGAGGACATCGAACGCAAATGAAGCCAATACCAGTGTTTGTTGGTTATGACCCCAGAGAGGCAGTGGCTTATCACACCTGCGCTAATTCAATTATACGGCAGGCATCAAAACCAGTTGCAATAATTCCGTTGGCATTGAATCTGTTTGAGGACTACACAGAAACACACACTGACGGAAGCAATCAGTTTATCTACAGCAGATTTCTTGTGCCGCATCTAATGGACTATGCTGGGTGGGCTATCTTTATTGATGGCGACATGATAGTGCGCGACGACATTGTCAAGTTGTGGCAGTTACAAGATCCCATGCACGATGTCATGGTTGTTAAACACAATTACAAAACTCGAATGCCGGTAAAATATCTTGGCGCCAAGAATGAAGACTATCCACGTAAAAATTGGAGTAGTGTTATTTTGTGGAACTGCAACAGTGAGTCAAACAAACAACTCACTCCAGATTTTGTACAGCAGGCCACTGGTGCTGCATTACACCGGTTTACATGGTTAGAAGATCAGCATGTTGGTGAGTTGCCAGTGGAGTGGAATTGGTTACCTGATGAATACGGGCCAAACCCTGATGCCAAGCTCTTGCATTATACCCTGGGCACTCCATGCTTTCACGAGTTTGCCACTACGCCACAAGGTGATGAGTGGCACCGGGAGCACATGCTAGCCGATTATTGTTTACAAAAATCATGACTCAACCGTTGTCAATTGTAGCCTACAGATCTTGTTTGCCATCAAAAAATAAAAAACAAGAAAAAGTTGATGCACTGATTAAATTCTGCCTGGGCGTACATGCCAACGGGGACAATGCGTACATGCATGAAGGCCAGGACACAGTGCCATGCGATGTTGCAGTAATACTGGGATGGGTTCACGAGGATTCAAAAAATTCACCTCACTTGCAAATGCGCAAAAGAGTGGCTGCTGAACAAGCGGCAAAAAATAAACATTTGGTCATAATTGACAGCAACTTATTTCTTTACAAAAATACCAAAAACCCATTGAACTATTTGCGTTATAGTTTCAATGGAGTTTTTCCCAACACTGGAATATACTGCGATTCTAATCCAACACTGGATCGATGGTTTGACTTTGAGTCACAACTTGATTTAAAGTTGCAGCCTTATCGTGTCAACGGAAATCACATACTGTTGTGCTTGCAAAGGCAAGGTGGATGGAGCATGGGAGGGATTGATGTGCAGTCTTGGATTGCCAGCACTGTGTCTTCTATTCGTATGCACAGCAGTCGCCCCATTAGGTTACGAGCTCATCCAGGTGATAAAACTCAGCATGACTTTGGTCGAATAATTAATCAATTTCCCAATGTACATGTGTCCAGCCCAGGCAGTTCACTACTAGACGATCTAGCCAATTGCTGGGCTGTGGTCAATCACAATTCCAGTCCAGCAGTTGGTGCAGCCATTGAAGGTTATCCAATTTTTATCACCGACCCAGAACGCAGTCAATGCAAAGAAATTGCCAACACCGACTTTGCCAAAATTGAAGATCCAGTGCTGTACGATCGACAACTGTGGCTAACCAGACTGTCAATGTTTCATTGGAATTTTAACGAGGTTCAGTCTGGGCAATGCTGGGCTCACATGCGCCGTTACTTGCCCGGTATTCCATAAAACGCAAGGCCCACTCATGCCGTGTTTGTCGCATGGCGTCAGACTTGTAGATCTTTTTTTGATATCTGCGATTTTGGTATGTGTCATCGCCGTTGTTGCCGGTAACGTCAAACCTATCATGTATGACATTTACCGGCAACTCTTTAACTGCTCCTGCTTCGTGACAAATATCCTGTATCCACGAATCATTGCAGTTGCACAAACTCAATGTCCCAAATATGTCTATCCATGTGCGTGGGATAAAGGGAAATAAAGTTAATTTTTTATCAAAATTCGTAGTGGTCATGTGTAGCATGCCAACAAAGTCACTTTGTTCTGCCAAGCAAACATCCCAAGACTTGGTTTGCATCAACGCATCATCATTCCAAAGCAGTAGCCATTTGCCCTGTGCTTTGCTGGCCAACAAGTTGTAATAATTGTGCAATTCAATATAGCCCCAGGCTGGTGTTTCAAACACCTGTGTGCTTGCACCGTACCTGTTGATAAAATCTGTCCAGGCTGTTGAATTAAAATAATCTTTACTGGGCTGATCATCATGATCGTACGCAATTGATATCTCAATTGATGTGGGGTCAGCGGCACACTCTAACAATGTTTGCACACTGCGATTGACCAATTCCACTCTGTTTCGAGTGGGTAGCATAACTGTAACTAATGTATTTGATGTCATGTTGTACTTAGTAACCACACCGGCAGTCTAGTCTATAAATATCTACATGAACATTCCAGCATTTGTCATTGGCCTCAGCCAAATCCCAAGCTCAGCAGAGAGCTCTAAACGAGTAGTACAAGCTCTTGAAGATTTTGGAATTCATGCGCAACACTGGGAAGGCACATATGGCAACGATGCCATTGAATTGTTCAAGAGACTTGGACGCGAAATCCAACCCACCAGCTTTAAAGGAAATCCAATTGATGCTGATTACATCAAATCATGTTCGCGTCCAGGGGTAATGGGCTGTTTCCATAGCCACTACAGGTTGTGGCAACACTGTGTTGATCTTGATACAAATATATTAATTTTTGAAGATGATGTTATATTTGAGCGTGGGTTTGAACCAGTTGAGTGGACTGATGTATTGTTAGTTGCAACTGGCAAGAGTGTGCACACACATGAATTTTATTCTGAAAAATTATACTCTCCTAGTGGTGATCCAGCGGCTGTTGGTTTCAAGGGAAAAGTCATGCCGGGTGCTGTGGGCTACGGACTCACGCCTGCTGGCGCAACCAAATTGGTCACTCAATATTCACGCTATTATTTGCCCGCCGACAATGCCATGAATGCTACTGTGGTAGAACTGCAATGTCACAATTATCTAATGGGTAGAGCTGCCATTGACGTCGATGGCAAAAAAAGTCTTACCAAAACCAGCATGTGGCATAAAATGCTCAAACGCTCTGCCAATACTGCTCAGTCCGGGTAACTTTTAAATCCTTGGGTTTACTGTGGCCCAGTTGTTTTCTATCACCTTTGAGGTGATCTAGGTATGCTCCCCAGGAAGTGTTGATCAAGGGATGGCCTTCACCCTGCACAATACCTTCACTCCAGTTGAGTTCCCGCACTGACACCAAGGAACGCACATGGTCAAATACAAAACTATCATGCCATTCGTCAAGAGCAAATATATCTCCTTGGTCATACAGTGCTTGGAACTTTGCCAAGAACCGACGGCCTGTGCTTGACCCAATATTGATTGCATATAATCCACATTCGGTGTACTTGCCAGTTCGTCCCAGAAAGCACAGATCATAATCGTTGCTGATCATTCGATTGAGATACTCAGTAGTGATCTCTGAGTGGCATACCATGTCGGCATCCATCCATATTAACCAGTCACTTTTGCAACACTGAGCTGCCGCAAAAATTGCATATACCTTGTGTGCAAATCTCACCGCATCCCATTTAAATCCTTTGCCAGCATCTCGTCGTTTTGAACGTACTGGGTCTGTTGATACATCACCGTTGGCCATGGGAACATGTTGCCACTTTTGTTTGAATGCACACAGTTCCGGACTGGCTTTTTCTAGATCAATTACCGCCAGGTTTGGCGCATGCTGTGTTACAACACAATTTTCAGCATAGGCCAACATGTTTACATCCGATGGCCATGTGTTTAAAAATGTTTCAATCATGCGCTGACCGTAGTCTAGATATCCTTTATGATTGAAAGTGGTAACAACTGAAAATTTATGTTGACTCATGCGTTTGCCTGTTAAGTATAATAAAGTATTTACACACAATGAAATTCTCCATTTATAATAATTTTGGTGCTGGTAATAGTGCACCTGTGTTTGCCGCATTTGAGCAAGGATTAACTAGACTTGGGCACACAGTTACACATCACGACAACTCTGCAGATGTTGCTGTGATATGGAGTCAACTCTGGGCTGGCACCATGCAACAAAATCTCCCAGTATGGCAATTGTATCGCAATAGCAATCGACCAGTTGTGGTACTTGAAGTTGGGGCAATAAACCGTGGACATACCTGGAAAATATTGCCAAATGGTGTTAATCGCATTGTACTCAGTGGCAACAGCTCTAGTCGTAGTCAACAGTTGGGCATAAACTCCTTGCCCTGGACCAACTCAGGAGAGCATGTGTTGATTGCGTTGCAGAGGCCAGAAAGCAATCAGTGGCACGGACAACCACAGATGCAATCTTGGCTAAACACTGTGGTGGATGAAATACAACAACACACTGATCGACCCATTGTGATCAGAAAGCATCCTAGATTTCGTGCTGTGACTATTCCCAGTGGATGTTCAGAGCAATTACCAACAAAAATTGCCAACACATACGACACGTTTGACTTTGATCAGTCACTGCGCAATGCCTGGGCAGTTGTTAACTGGAATAGCAATCCCGGTATTAATGCAGTGCTTAACGGAGTACCAGCCTTTGTTGGGCCTTCTAGTATTGCAGTGTCGGTGGCCAATACCAGCTTTGATAATCTTGACAATCCAGCAAGACCTGATCGAACACAATGGATTAATGATTTGGCTTGGACTGAATGGACTACTCACGAAATTGCCACTGGAGAACCAGTGGCAATTTACTTGTCCGAGATCAACGATTAAACTTGAATGTCTTCCATGCCGGCTGTGCGTAGTCGAACCACATGCCCCATTTGCCATTGCTTGGTATCAAGACCTTTCATGATTCCCAACCATTTGTTACGCAACAGTGCCACTTCGTTGATGATAGTTTCAAAGTCGATAACCTCATCCTCACCATCCACGTACTTTTCGGCGTCACGAGCAGTGAGTGCTCGTGCATAATTTTCTAAGTACTTTTGAAAATGGCGTCGACGGATTTTGCGTAGTTGTATGTTTAGGAGATTGAGTACTGCCTCAATCTCCTGTAACTGGTTAAATCTATGTTCGGTAATACCAGGTAATGCTGTGATGTTGCGTTCAACCACACCGGAAATACGGCATTCGGATTTGGCAGACAATAGTTCTTTTTCGTAATGTGAGATAAAGTCTGGTATCGTCCCAAGGTCAGCAACCACACGGCTATACCACATTAGTTTTCCCAGTCTTCGTTTTCGTCGTAGTCTTCATCTATGTCTTCGTCATCCTCTTCATCAAGGTCTTCACCATTGTCGAGATATGAAGCCAAGGCACGTTTGATGTCGCTATCGCCTTTAAAGGCATCACGAATGCCATCAGCGTCACTGTCGTTCTCCATTAGGATTTGAACCACAGTGTCTGCTGCCTCTGCGCGATCCACAGTATTGATATACCGTTTTAGTTCGCCCCAAATTTCACTAGTTACACGTTCGCTCATTCAGCGTCCTCCTCCACGATACTTACCTCTTCCTTCTGATTTCCAAAATCGCTCATTACAGTATCCAGGCAAGCATCATCATTGCGTTCCCAACCTTTGCGGAACTTCTTGATGATTTCGCCTTGGCTTGATGTGAACACTAGGCTATTGCCTTCTTTCTTGAGCAGGCCTTTTTTCTCAATCAAGTCTGTCAATCCCGAGTAAGGACTCATACCCGTAGTGTAAGGAATCTTGACCTGAACGCCTTCAAAAGGCTTGGCATAGCGTGTTTTCATAACTTTACAGCCTGCACGGATACCGTTGACTTCAGAGACTTTGTTGCCGTCCTCGTCTTCTTTGAGCTTCATCTTTTTCATTGCTACCACGATACTGCTGGCGTAGATGAAACCTTGACCACCGGAGATCTTGTCATCAGGATCAAACATGTCCTGACTTGCGTATGTGTGGTTGGTACATACCAAGCCCACGTTATAGCTACCAAACATGTTCACACAGTTACGCACCAAAGCGGTAAGTGCTTTGGGCTTGCGACCCAAGTCACCCTTCATTTCGCCTGCTTCAAACTGGTTGACGTCTGTGGGAGTCAACAACATACCCAGGCTGTCAATCACAAACAATACCTTGGGACGCTCGCCGTCTGCCAGTGCTTTGTAGTCACTCATAAATGTTGAAATTGTTTTAGCAACGTCATCAATCATGGCCATACTGAGTTTAAGAAGTTTGTCTGGACCTGTGTCAACCCCAAGTGCTTTGAGCCAGTCTTCATCCAGTGCGTTTTCACTGTCAATCAACACCACAAAGATACCTTGTTCTTGTGCGTGTTTAACAATGTTGCCTGAACAGATGTAGCTTTTGCCTGCACCCGAGTCACCAGCAAACACAGTGACTTTGCCCAAAGGAATGCCACGGTTAAAGTCGCCGCTGATCAAATAGTTTAAGGCAAAGTTGCCCGTGGAGATCCAGTCTGTCGGATCATTAAAGCCAATACTAAGGCCTTCGATACTTTTTGTAATTTCCTTACGAAATTTACTTACGTCAAATGGTTTTCCCATACTTGTTCCTTGAAGATGATAAAGAGAGAGCTGATTCAGCTCTCTCTAGTGCAGATTACTGCTTTTGACGGCTACGAATCATAGCCAGGATGTCTTCGGCTTTTTGTGTAGGCTTGGCTGCGCTGACCGGAGCCGATGCCATTGGAGTGTCATCTTCGTCATCAAAACCAGATGCTGGTGCCGGTGCTGGTGCTGCCTTGGCAGGCTGTGAATCACTGTTGCTGTCAGCAGTGCTACCGGCTGGAGCATTAACGCCTGCAGGGCGGAAGTACTGCCCCCAACGTTCTGTGTCGTATGGTTGACCATCTACTGATGCTTCAAACATCTCTTTCATCACACGCAACTCAACATCGGTTGGCTTCTTGGGCAAGAATGTACTGAGATCAAACAAACCATGTGTTTCCACAGCAGCCTGTTCAGCTTCAGTCAAGGCAGATTCTTTACGAGCCCACTTGCTTGAGTTGTAGTCAGCAAAGCCACCCTTGCTTGTTTTAGTGATACGGAAGTCTAGACCACGTTGTAAA